AAGGAGACCCCGCCTTGGGCGGCGATGAAGGCGACGTGGGGGCCAGTCGTGATGATTGAGCGGTGGGCGAAATGATGGCCGAACATGATCTGGCCGGTGGGGAGAACGGTGGAAACGGCACTACTACGAATGGGTTGGAGGTGAAGCGTGTTGTTTTGACGGGGGCCGGTTGGGTAGGTGCGGGTTGCGCGGGCCATGCCGCTAGCGATGCCAGCAGGTACGGGGACGACGGTGGCTTCGCCTTCGTCGGGGATAACCCTAGTGTTTGGGACTGCGTTGGTGAGAGCGCCGGGGCGGAAGGTGCCGCCAAGGGGAGAGGCGTTCGCGTACCAGATGTCGTGGAGCCATGCGTCATGGCCTTGGACGTAGAGAGGGGTGCCGCTGTTGTTGGAGGAGATCGAGATTCCGGCCTGGCAGTTGCCTTGGGTGGATGCGGTGGTGTTGCGGATGGCAGTGCCGGTGGTGCCTGCGACGGTTATGGCGACGGCGACAGTAAAGGTTGTAGAAGAAGGAACGGTGACGACGGTTTGAGCGCCGTTGAGGGTGTCGGTGCTGTTTGTACCGGCGAGCAGGAGGACGTTGCCGACCTCGAAGCCGTGGGCTACGGAGGTTGTGACGAGAGCGGTGGAGGCGCCACCGTCGGCGATAGAAGTGATGGTGCGAGAGGTGTTCTCGGTTTGAGTGTCGTTGGTCCAGCATAGGGCACGCCACTGTGTGTTGAAGAGGGAGGTGTCGAACTGCCCGAACTCGTACATATTTGTGACGGCGGCTGGGTAGGTGAGACGAAATTGGGCGCGGGTTGAGGATTGTACCTTGCCGGAGAGGCCGGTGGCGGAGAAGGGGCGAAGGATGCCGGGGTTGCCTGTGGAGGTGCTGATGCGACCGCAGCCGAGAGGGAAGTTGATGCCCATTACGGGGGCGATGGAGCCGCTGTCAATGTGTTCGCCCGTGGTCGCGTCTGTTTCACATAAAGAACTTGGACCCATGCCCCACTCGGAGAAGCCGCTGTCCATTGCACAGCGGGCCATAGCGCGGGCGAAGCCGGAGAGGGAGCGGTTGGTGTTGGAGTTGCCAATGCCAGTGATGAGGACTCGCTGGGCCTTCATAAGGCCCACGAAGGCGGCGGCAGCGGTTGGGTTTACGATAGAGCTTGGCAAGAGGGAACTCCAGGGGGGGGAAGGCTGGAGTGTAGGGTGGCGGTGATGAGGAAGGAGGCGGCCCAGGAGGCGGCGGTTTGGCGGTCGCGAAGGCTGTGGGCACGGAAGGTGAGGAGGGGGATGCGGCGCGAGATGACGAGGGCCAGGAGCATGTCGCGGACGGCGGCGGGCGGGTGGGCGGGTCGGTTGTCGCCGGGGGGTCGGCGGATGGCCGCGAAGCAGGAGTCTTCGAGGAGGAGAAGGGGGGCGGAGAAGGTGGAGAGGCGGTCGAGTTCCGCGAGGAAGTTGAAGCGGCCCGTGGGTGTGCAGAGGTTGCCCATGAGTTCGGTGAGATGGGCCTTGCGCTCGATACAGCCGAAGGTCTCGAAGCCTTCGAGGACGTAGTCGCCGGTCAGGAGGTGGGACTTCTTGACGGTGAGCTTTAGGGACTGGAGGCGGGGGGAGTCCGCGGACGCGCTGGGCACGAAGTAGGGAAGGTAGTCCGGGAAGGGAAGCGGGCGCTTCTCCCGCAGGTCCTGAAGGATGGTGTACTCACGAAGCAAGAGGGGTCCTGGGACGGCAGAGGTGAAAGGTGACGGGGCCGTAGCGGGCCGTGCCGTCAAGGAAGGAGAGAGCGGCTTCGAGCGGAGTCATCGAATAGAGCGGGACGGAGGGGTCGGTGCCGGAGCGGACGAGGACCCCCCTCTCCCAGTCTTTGGTGAGAAACGAGGAATAGGCGCAGGAGGGGGGACAGAAATCGTTGGGGTAGGGTTCGGCGCGGAGCTGCGTGGGAGACGTTTCGAGGACGCGGAAGAATCCGGGGAGGGAGCGGCCCACGATATGGCAGTCCTTGAAGGAGCGGACTTCACCGGGGAAGATGGGGGTTGGGGGTGACGACGGGAGGGGGGGTGATTTCGTGGTTGCAGGCGGTGCAGAAGAGGGGGCAGGAGGCGATCCAGAGGTCGCGCTGGGACTGGAGTTTGGCGAGGATTTGGTCCTGGGTTTTCGGGTTGCCAAAGGCGTCTCGATTCTGGGGATGGAGGGTCTGGGAGAAGAGACGGCACCGGGTGGTTCGACGTTTGCAAAGGGTGCAACGGCCCTTTCGGCGGCCACGAACAACGATCTCGGGGATGACGGGGTGGGGGTGGTGCATAGGTGGATGGGAACAAAAACCCCAGCCCTCTGACAAGGAGGGACGGGGCGTGAAGGGTCAGGGGGTGGATGTCTTGATGCGCTGGATGAGGCGGCGGATGTTGACGGGGGACTGGCCGTAGAGCCGGGCCACGTTCTCGATTCGGAGGCCGCAAATGACGAGGGCACGGATGATCTGGCCTTCGAGTTTGGAGTTAGGCAGAATGGAGGGGTTGGTGGGAAGCTTGTACTTGGCGACCAGCTCGTAGAGGTAGCGGTTGGAGACGTTGTGTTTGCGGGCGGCCTCCGCGATGGAGAGTCCGTTGGCGCTGATGTCGATGCGGAGGGCGCGGGTGCGGGCGGCGCCGCAAAGGGTCTTGGTCTTGGTCTTGGGGGAGGGCATGGGGTTCCTTAGAGAGGGTCAGAAAGGAACGATAGGTGTGTCCCCCTCTCCCGTCAAATGGAGGTTGGGTCGAAGAGCCCGTGGAGGACGGACCAGCGGATCAGTTCGGCGAGGATGGCGGGATTGAGGTATACGACGGGCTCGGAGGTGTGGGAGCCCAGACGCAGTTCGATGGTGCCGTAGCCGGGAGAGGTGGCATAGACGCCGTCGCCCAGGTACGTGGGGGGTGTGGTCATGGGAAGGGTCCGAGGGTCTTGAAGTCGAGGACGAGGGGGACGAAGTGGCCGTAGTGGGCGGAGAGGAGGTGCCAGTAGCCAATGTCCTGGACGTAGGTGACGGCGTCGCGGAGGAGGCGGGAGGCCAGGAGGGCGTAGGCGGGGGAGCGGCAGTCGATGCGGAGGGCGTCGTAAACGTCGAGGACGGGGAGGATGGAGGACTGGACGCGGGGAGAGCGGAGCAGGAGGGTGTGCATGAAGCGGGCGTGGATAGAGATGAGAGTGTTGCCCGCGATGGTCTGGATGGGGAAGTTGCAGATTTCGTTGATGTCGTAGAGGGTGCCGCCGAACTGACGGGACTGGCCGGTAATGGGAAGGACGAGGGAGCCGGTCGAGTGGGCGGTAGCGATGAGGGATTCCTGCCACTGCCAGAGGAGGGGCGTGTCGGTGGACATGTTGCGCGTGAACTTCTGGAAGACAGGGAGGGGGATCAGCTCGCCGATGTCTTCATAGACGGAAGACTGAATCTTGTCGGGTCCGGCGCGGTATCCGCGGGCGAAGTTGCCACGCTTGCCGACTTGGCGCTCGCGGGCGTCGAAGGCAGGACAGGTTCGTTTCCAACGGGAGAGGGGGACACCGGATAGAGAGGGGTATCGCGCAAGGAGGGTGGGGAGGTCCCAGAAGAGGAGGGCGGTGGCGGTGTGCATGTCGTCGCCGCGGATAAAGGCGTTGACGTAGGAGGGCTCACCGCTTGTGATGGCGGGGACTCGGAGTTCGATCTGGGAGGCGTCGGCGGAGAGGATGCAGCCCGAGTGCCAGCGGGAGCGGACGCAGGCTTGGATGGGCGGGGGGTCGGTCTGGTGGGCACCGTCCTTGGGAGTGCGGCGGCCCTGCTTCGTACCGCCCTCGCCTCCCTGACCATCCTTGAAAGCGGATGGCGTGATGAACCAGGAGGTGTGGGAGAGCCAGACATCATGGTTTGTCCTCGTAGTCAGATTTGAGGACCTCGGTGCGAATGTATTGGAAGATGAAAAGGAGGAGCCCGGAGGAGAGGAAGAGCCACCAGCCGCGGAAGAGGGGGTTGGTGGCGTCAAAGAAGTTTCGGAGGGCGATGAGAGTGCAGATGATGATGAAGGATTCGAGGATGCGCAGTCCGAAGGAACGTAGGAGAGAAGGCATGGGGGAGGCTCCGGGAGGGGGGGAAAGGGCAGGCCGGACTGGGGAGTGAGGATGGACTTGCGGGAGCGGACGCCGGAGGAAAGGCGGCGGGAGCCCCAGAGGAGGGGGAAGCAGTAGGTGCCCAGGAGTTTGTCGGCGCGAGAGAAGGAGTCCCAGTGGCGGGCCACACGGGAGAGGGGGGAGGTGGAGGGGAGGTAGGTGGAGATGAAGGTGCGGTTGGCCTCGGTCACTTGGAGGCGGTTCTTGATGGCGGAGTAGCCGACGAGGGGGTGAGAGCGGAGGTCGATGGAGGAGGCGTCCAGCATGGACTCCATGAAGGCGAGCTTGGAGGACTCGGAGCCAACGCCGGAGAGTTGGAGGCCCGCGGCGAGACAGCGGGCGGAGTGATAGGAGGCCGCCCGGTGCAGGCGGGACGCAAAGGAGAGGAGAGAGGGACGGTGGAAGGGGACGCCGTTCTCGGACATCTGGACGCAGGACCAGAGATTGTCGGAAAAGAGCTGGAGGGTGAAGGCGCCCAGGTGGGGAGAGAGGAGGGGGTTGCCGAGAATGCGGCGCGCCATTGTGGAGGTGAGGATCAGGGAGCCGTGGGTGTCCTGGGCGCAGTAGGAGAGGACGGCGGCGGGGTCCTTGAATCGGTGGCCGGAGGCCGAGGTCTCGGAGTAGGCGGCGATCCCCAGGGCCAGGAGAATGGATTTGAGGGATTTCTCGGGGCGGGAGGGGTTCTCCAGGAAGCAGAGGTGGGAGGCATCGACGAGGAACTGGCGGGCGGGAGAGAGGGCGGAGCGGAAGAGGGGGGAAGCTGCGCGGAGGAAGGTGAGGTCGAACTGAAGGTTGAAGCCGGTAAGGGTGCGCAGGTGGCGAAGCCAGAAGAGCAGGTGGCGCTGGTCGGAGGCAGAGGACCAGTCGAAGACCAGGGTGGGTCCGGGCACCATCGAGGCAAGGTCAGACAGGGACGGGAGAGGGGGCAGGGGGGAGGCGGGGAGGGTGAGAGAGACGCAGTTGATGAGGGAGGAGAAGGGGGGCCGGTCCACGAAGAGACAGCGGCGGGGCGAGAAACAGGTCTGGGGCACGCTGCCTTCGAGGATGCCGTACGTCTCGATGTCGAGGGATGCGAAGGTCGGATCAGGCATGGGTGGAGTCCCCCCCTCTCCCGTCAGGGGGTTTGGTGGGAGAGTGGTTAGGGGAGGGTGTAGGGGAAGAGGGCCTGGGCTTCGCCGCGGACGATGGGGCGGACGGGAGCGAACTCGCGGAAGGGTGGGGCGCAGGTGCCCAGGAAGAAGGAGGCGGAGGGGCCGGTGCCGTACTGGTGGAGTTGGTGGCGACCGATGCAGTGGAAGAGGAGGAGGGTGGAGGGGGGCCTGGGGAGAAAGACTTGGGAGAAGAGGACGGGAGGGGGGGGAGGAGGCATAAAAGACCGCACGGACGGGTAGCCCGTGCGGCCCGAAAGGCTCGCCATCCGACTGCGGTTGGGTGGCGGGGCATGGTTAGGAGGCTCACTCATGCCTGGAGCAGAGAAGGGGGGAGAATCAGTCGGGCGAGGGAGTGTCGGAGGCGACGGTGCCCTTGATGGCGCTCAGGATACGCCCACCCGCTTCGGTGGAGGAGAGGAGGGCGGTGGCGAGAGAAGCCCGGACCTGGCGACCCAGGGCGGGCAGGTTGGCAAGGGCGCGGCGACGAGTTTTGATGTCGTTCTCGACGGAGGCGATGGAGGACGCGATGTGGTCACGTTTCTTGAGAAGGTCGGTGATGGAGGGGGGGAGGGGCTGGTTGACGGACTTCTCGTGGGAGCCGACGCCGTTGATGCGGGCCACGGGATGGACAGAGGCGGTGACACGGATGGTGCCGTCGGATTCGCACAGGACGTTTTCGGCGGTGACGGGGAACTTGACGCCGTAGAAGTCGAAGAGGGAGGCGGCGAGGGAGTTGCTGATGGAGGAGAGTTCGGGGGGGAAGGGGAAGGCGGTTACGGCCTCGGTGATGGAGACGTGGACCTCGTTCGAGGAGGTGCCGAGGGCGGCGCGGGAGGTTTGGAGGGCACGGATTTCCGAGTTGAGGCGGGCCTCTTCGGAAGCCGTCTTGATGGCGATCAGGTCCTCATTCGTGACTTTGATATCCATGCCCGCGTCCTGCATGGTCTGGGCCAGCTCGTTGCGGAGGGGGGCGGGCGCCGGGAGGTTAGCGAGAGGGGTGGGCTGGGGGGATACCTGCAAGTAGAGAGACGTCGGAGAAGGCGTCGGGGAGGTGGTGGGAGAGGGGGTACTGGGTGCTGAGGTCATGGATTTCCTTAGGAGAGGGGCGAAGTGCCCGGATGAAACGAGAAACGGAGAAACACAATGAGAGACAGTTGGGACGGAAGGTGCTGGTTTCGTAGGCGGCGACGGGGAAGACGGCTTCTCCCATGATATACCTTATTGTAGGAAGGTAACGGGAGAAGGCAAAGAGGGAGGTGAGGATTTCGAGGCGGTGTTTGGGGGCGAGGCGTTCGGGGCGGGGGTCGGAGGGGCGGGGGGTGGAGGTGAGGTATTGGAGGAAGGGGCGGCAGGCGAGGAGGTCGGAGAGAGCTTCGGCGGCGTTGGAAAGGGAGTAGTTGAAGGTGGAGAAGGGGAAGTTCTGGGTGGAGAGCCAGCGGGGTTCGGGGAGAAGGAGGGAGGTGATGGAGACTTCGGAGATGGCGGAGTGGGTGCGGGGGGGTTGGGTGTGGTTGGCGAGGAGGAAGAGGCGGGTGCGGCGGAAGGAGGCGACGGCGTTGGTGACGGATTGCTGGAGAACGGGAGAGGGGGGAATGGAGAAGCTGAGGGGGCGGGGCCTGCGGGCGAGGGCGCGGGTGTGCCGGAGGGCGTGGCGACCGAGGGGGTCGAGGGAGGCAATGGGGAAGGGGCCGGGGTAGAGAGGCTTGACCTGGAGGTACACGTCGGAGGGAAAGGAGGGATGGGGGTTGTAGGGGCGGAAGCCGGACTTGTTGAAGCTGCCTTGGATGAAGGGGCAGGCGAGGTTGCCGAAGCGGCGGCACAGGTCGGAGAGGTCAATGGGGTCAGAGCCGACGAAGAGAGGGCTGTGGTAGACGAGGACGCCGTCACTCCAGGAGCCGCCCGAGACGGAGGTGACGGGGATTTTCTCGTTGGTGCCCGCGGGAAGGCGGACGACCAGGAGGTGGGAGAGGAGGTAGTGGGGAGAGGGGTGGCGCTCGGCGAGGAGGGCGAGGCAGGCGGAGCAGGAGTCGGCGATGATGGCGTCGTCCGGGGGATCGGTGAGGAGTTGGGGAGTTTCGGAAAGCCACCGCCAGATCGAGTGGGTGGATTCGGAGCGGACGGGTACGAGGAAGAGGAGAGGGAGATCGTCCTCGAAAACGGGAGAGGGGGGAGGCATGGATCGGTCTCTCGGGGTGAGGAGGTCGTTGCGGATTTGGCGACAGACAGCCTTGTCGAAGGGCTCATTGGTCGGGGATGAGGGTGGCGCGGCAGCAGGCGGTGATGAGGTCGGTGGCGGGGATGGTGAGTTCGAGGTCGGCGCCGGAGATGAGGCTCTTGAGAAGGGCCGCGGAGATTTCAAGCCGGATCATGGTGGGGTCGGCGGTGGAGCGGACCCACAGCCAGGAGTAATCGGCGGCGGAGAGGACGGGCTTGGAGGCGGAGATGGCGTCGGAGGCGCAAATGCGGAGGGCGGTGACTGTGTGGTCAATCATGGGTTGGGGCTCCGGGGGGGGATGATGGAGGGGCGGGAGGGGACGGGGGTATGGCCGCGGAGAGCGGAGGCCAGAAGGGAGAGGTGGTCGGACATCGAGTGGATGTGGCGATTCTCGCGGGCCAGGAAAGCGGGGTGGTAGGTGGAGTAGACGCGGGCGCAAACAGAGTTGGAGAAGGTGAGGAGGGTGCCCTGGGTCGCCAGGCACTTGGTGAGGGAGGGAGAGCCGAGGCCCGCGAGAGCGTAGACGTGGGAAGCGGCTTCGGCGCCAAGGGTAAGAATGAAGATCGGAGAAGACCCCCTCTCCCGTAGGTTCAAGAGGTCGGAGAGGAGGTGGGGGCGGCAGGCCACGAAGGAGCGGCGCGGGGGGGCGTCGCCGTCGCGGTGGTAGCAGCGGCAGATGTTGGTGAGGTAAATGGAGGAGAGGATGTGGAGGCGGGCGCCGGGGATGAGGGCGTGGAAGAGGACGGAGGAGGTGGGGCCGGTGAAGGGGATGCCGGAGGCGTCCTCGGAGTAGCCGGGGTTGCGCCCGACGATGAGAAGGCTTGGAAGGCCCGGAAGGGGCGATGTCAGGCTGTATGTGGGGGCGCAGACGGTGCGCGCGACGGTGTGCAGGGGGCAGAGGGTGCAGACACCCACGGAGGGATGCGGAAGAGGGCAGGAGAGGGGAGAAGGGAAGAGGGGGAGCTGCATCAGTTGCCCTTGTTGAGTTCGTCGATACGGGTCGCTCCCTTCGTACAATCCAACGTCTCCCAGTCGGGGCCGGTCGTGTCGATCCTGGGGAGTTTCTCCTTCGCTGCGAGGGCGGCGGTGAGGTCCGCGGCGATGTTCACTGCGTTGTATTCGGCGATGATGGCTGCGAGTTTGGCTCCGATTTCCGCGGAGGTGCCCGTAACGATGATCTCGGTGATTTTGGCTCCGATCTCCGCGGCGATGCTCGATGTGATCGCTGCGAGGGCGGCGGTGATCGCGGCGGATTCGTTCGCCCGGACCATCGGCTCAAAGTCGGGACACGGACTCCACCACTCGCACTCATTTGGGAGGCAACATATTCCGTCCGCGCCGATGTCGTTTGGCGTGCCGATGTAGGGCGGTTCGTGGGAATCGCACACGCCGGAATCCCACCAGCAGACCACGCCGTAGTCTTCGTGGTACTCGGAACGGGGGCGGAGCTTTGTTTCGGTGGGGTTCATGGGAGGGGCTCCAGGGAGAAGGGGCAGATGGAGGAGACAAGGGGGCAGGGAGGGGGTGGGGGGAAGCCCGCGGCCAGGGCGATGGAGGGGGGGATCAGGGAGAAGGGGTAGAGGGTGATGTTGATGATGGAACAGGTGGGAGGGAAGGGGGGCGGGAGAGAGGTGGAGAGGCAGAGCCAGGGAAGCTCAATAGCCTCGATGCGCCAAAGGTGGGCGTGGAACGGAGGGGTGTAGAGGGAGAGGTAGTCCCCGACGCGGAGAGAATCGAGGGGGGGACGGGGTGGGAAGGGTGTGGGAGCCAAGGCAGCCTTTTGACGTGGGGGTGGCCCGCTTCAGCGATGAGGAGGGCGAGGGATTCAAGGTTGGCCACAAGTGTAGGTGGAGTAGAGGAGGAGCCTTCGAGGTAGAGGGGGGTCAAGAGGGCGGAGATGGCGGTGAGGAGGAGCTGGCAGTCGCAAGGGGGAAGGGTGAAGGAGATGGACGGCATGGTTGCTCCGTGATGGGAGAGGGGGGGGGGAGGGTCAAATTTCAATCCCGGCACGGGCTGCGAGAACCCGCGCCGTTTCTTCAAACCCGAACCAGGCTAACAGGTTTTGGTTGACAACATCAAGCGCGAATGGATCGTCGGTGTCCCAACGCTCGGCCCCGAAGAGTTGGGCCGGGCTGTCTGCGCTGGTCGATTTCATTTGCTCCGAGACCAGTGCGCAGATTTCGCGTCGGTGGCGTTTGTAGAACGGCACACTATCTTGTGTGTAGATGAGGTGGGAGACGATCCCGGATTCCCACCCGTGCTGCAAATCTTTCAGGAGGCCGGGTAACCCTGTGGTTTTGTAGTATTTGGCTTTTCTGTTCAGCGAGCGCGCTACGGCGCGTTCAAGGGGGGTCTGTGGGGTGAGTTTTTGGGCGGGTGCGTTCATCGTTTATCCTTTTCTGCGTTGCGAACAATCCGACAAGCCCACCCGCCTGCGCAGGTCAGTCGCACAGCCGTCTACCAACCAACTTCTTTGCTGAGTTGTGAGTTCCACCCGCCGTATTTTTTCCAGGCCTCCTCGAACTGTGCGTGCAGTGCGGACCCTCGGATGAACACAGGATGTCCCGGCGGTGCGAAGCGGTACAACCGGGCGAGATCAGTGTGGGAAGCCTTTGACAGCCGCGCAGACCACATCGTATCTTGCTCCACTGTGGCCTTGGCATCAGTGTCATCGGCATTGTGTGTCATTGTTGATCCTTCTCCCGGCGTTGCCGGGTATTTTTTCGACCGTTGACCTACAGACCAACCTGTTTCGCGATGGCCGCGACCGCGTGGCCGTCCCAGTCATCCAATAAGTGCCGTCCCTCTACCGCACAACCCTTGAGCAGGGCGTCGAACACGCTCATGTCGTGGTTGTAACTGGTCTGTCGCAGTGAAGAGAGGGTGTCATCTGGCATGAGCGTGCAGGCGACGCCATGCCTCCACCGCACGGCTCCTCCGCAGAGCGACTCCTGGCCCGCGAATGCGTCACAAATGAGGTGCCGTTTGCCTTGGTACTCAATAATCGCGTTGCACCCCACGAAGTCGTAGTCGCGGGTGACGGTTTCTTTTTCGATCAGTGTTGCCATTTGCGGGACTTCTCCCGGCGTTGCCGGGTCTGTCAAACTACCCCTGTGTACGCTGGGGGCTTGCGTTGCGAACATTTCGAGAAGCCCCCCCCCCTGCTTTCATGGGGTCGGGTCTTTGGGGTCTTTGGGGGCCTTGGGAGCGTTGAAGGTGAACCCAGCGGTAGTGATGTCAGGCACTTTGGCGGCTTCGGTGGCTTCGGCGTCGGTTTCGCCCAGAAAATAATATGAGTAGCGGTCGGACACCCGCTTCTTGTTAAGTTCGTCGGCGTACTCCATCGCTTCATCTTCATAGCCATACCCATAATGGGAGACCGCGTCTTTCGCTTCAATGGCCCACCAACCACCGTGGTCTGGATGAGAGGGGGAAGTGAGAGAGGGGTAGAGGGCCTCTCGGGCGGCGTCGATATCCGCGATGATGCTTGCGGCGATACTCGCAGCAAGCATCGTTTCCCAGCGGGCATTCGCAGGCTTGTTTGCGGCGATGGCGGCGAGGGCGGTCGCCGCGCTAAACACCGTTTCCCAGCGGGCTTTCACCGACTTGTACACGGCGATGGCGGCGATGGCGGCGTCGATCTCGGCTGTCACCGTAGCGGCCTCGGGCATGATGCTCTCGGCGACGATACTACAGGGCCTGGCTTTGACGAGCAGGGCGGTAAGCTGTACGTATGTCGGCGAGGTGGAGGGGTCTGGCTGTGCGTTCATCGTTTATCCCTTAAGGTGTTGTGAACATTCCGAGAAGCTCTGCCCACGCTGGTAAGCGGGGAGCGGGGTGAGTCATTTTTCTACCAACTGTCCGGCAACACATCGGTACCATGTATCTGCTTTAACCCCGTTCTCCCCGATGTATCCGACCACGCCGCGGTATCGTTTTTCCGCCGCGACCCACTCTGTGACGAAAATACATCCCAGCGGCCCGGCCTTGACCCAAGTTTCACATCCACAAGCGGCGGCAATACCAGAGGTGCCGCTGCTCGACGCTGAGCTGTAGTCGCCGCTGCTCGACGCCGAGCTGCAAGCGCCGCTACTCGACGCCGAGCTTGAGTCTCCGACACTCGACGCTTTGCTGGAGATGCCGATACTCGATGCCGAGCTTGAGTCTCCGATGCTCGCGGCTTTGCCGAAGGCGCCGCCGCTCGCCGCCGTGCTGAATTTGCCGATACTCGCCGCCGAGCTGAATGTGCCGATACTCGCCGTTTTGGTGTAGTCGCCGCTGCTCCCGGCTTTGCTGGAGTCGCCGCTGCTTGAACTTTTGCTGAAGTCTCCGCTGCTCGTGGCTCTGCTGGAGGTCCCGCTGCTCGCCGCTAAGCTGGAGGCCCCACTGCTTGTTGCTTTGCTGGAGTCGCCGCTACTCACGGCTGAGCTGTATGTGCCGCTACTTGTCGCTTTGCTGGAGGCTCCGGTATTTGTTGCTGAGCTGTAGTCGCCCGATGCGATCTTTTTGTCGTTTGGCTGCGGATATCCCGAATCAAACACGATTCTCGTGATCGCCTCGGCCATGTTGTCGTAGACGGCTACTACGTTGCATCTTGGAAATTTCACCTTGCCGTCAAGGTCAATGCAGGTGGCAGGGTCAACTTCACAAACGAGCCACTTTGCGTCCCTCTCTTTAGAGAGATGTGCGCTACTGCCGTTGGCCCACAGCAGGCCGTGCAATCCGTTTCCGCAGATTGGCTTTGAGCCCCAGACGGGCGCGGAAACCTCACCGCTTGTGGGCCATTGAAAGCCCCCGTAGCTTTGCATGTTTTTATCGCACGTGCGAAGCACGAGAGCAACCGCTGCTTTCGCCGGGGGTGGGGGTGCGGCGGCGATGTCCGCGGCGGTGGCGGCGGCGACAAGGGCATCGCTGGCCGCAGCCTCCGCGGCATATGCCGCTTTCAATGTGGCGGCGGCGGCGTAAGTGGCTCTGGAATCGGCATTGGCCGCAGCGACAAGAGCAGCCGCCGCGGCATAGGCCGCTGCCTCGGCACGGGCTGCGACATTGGCCGCGTCATTGGCGGCGGCGACAAGGGCGGCGGCGTTGTTGTGTGTCATGTGATGTCCTTCTCCCGATTGTCGGGTCTTTGTGAAACACCCCCTGTGTACGCTGGGGGTTTGCGTTGTCTGCGATTTCGAGAAGCCCGGCCCACGCTGGTAAGCGAGGGCAGGGTGATTCATTTCTCTACCAACTGTCCGGCAACACATCGGTACCATGTATCTTCTTTCACGCCGTTTTCGCCGACGTGCCCAACCACGCCGCGGTATCGGTTTTCTGCGGCGATCCACTCGGTGGCGAAAATGCAGCCCAGCGGCCCGGCCTTGACCCACGAGTCACTCCCACAAGCCGCAGCAATACCAGAGGCACCGCTACTTGAAGCAGTGCAGGAGGCGCCGATGCTTGTTGCTGAGCTTGAGTCTCCGACACTTGCCGCTAAGCTTGAGTCTCCAACACTTGAAGCTTTGCTGGAGATGCCGATACTCGATGCCGAGCTGGATTCGCCGATGCTCGACGCCGAGCTGGAGAGGCCGTTGCTTGACGCTGTGCTGGATTCGCCACTACTTGAAGACTTGCTGGAGGTGCCGCTGCTCGATGCCGAGCTGAAGTCTCCGATACTCGAAGATGAGCTGGAGAGGCCGATACTTGAAGATGTGCTGGAGAGGCCGACACTTGAAGCTGAGCTGGAGGTGCCGCTGCTCGATGCCGAGCTTGAGATGCCGCTACTTGCGGCTTTGCCGAAGAGGCCGATACTCGACGCCTTGCTGGAGGCCCCGGTACTCGACGCCGTGCTGAAGTCTCCGACACTCGAAGATGTGCTGAAGTCTCCGATACTCGTGGCGGCGATGCTCTTTTCCCACTTGGCCTTGGCATTAGTGGCGTTGGCAGCGGCGGCGTTGTTGAGTGTCATGTGTACTCCTTCTTTCGGCGGGGCCGGTGGGGGGGCGGCGTGGGAGGGTGTTGGTCTAGACCACTTTGCTTTCGGCGATGGCCTCGGCGGCTGCGGCGTCCTCGTACGTGACCCTGGCATTGTCCTTGTCGGCAGCCTTGGTCTTGGTGTAGGCCGCGTCCAAGACCAAGGCCGCAGCCAATGCCTCGGCGGCGGCGGCGGCGCGGGGGGAGTCGGGGTTCTGGAGGAGGAGGTCGAGCTGGGAGGAGAGAGTGAAGTGGGCGTGGTGAGCGCGGTCGAGTTCGGCGTGGAGGACGGCGTTGGTGTCGAGGACGAAGTTGGCCAGGCGCGTGGTGATCCGAGACGATTCGAGGAGGGTCTGGAGGAAGGCGTGGAGTTCGTTGAAGCGGTCTTCCCAGGTGGGGGCGGGCGGAGAGTCGGGCATGTGGGGCCTCGGGGGTGGAAGGGGGGTGGAAAGAGGAGGAGGAAGCGGCCCAAAAGGGAGGGAGGTAGGGGCAGGAAGGGGCGGGAAACAGGTAGGAAAGGGGGACAGGGGAGAAAGCGAGTAACTGGGACGGGAAAAAAGGACCGACATCCGGTTAGGGATGGCGGTCCAAGAGTCAAATGGTAGAGGGATTAGGTGGAGGGGGCGGGGATGGTGCCGAGGGCGATGTCCTCGGTGGTGGGGGCGCGGTCGGTGATGCGGAAGGGGATGTCGGAGGCGGCCAAGGCACGGTAGCCGTTCATTACGGCTACGGCACCTGGAGTGACGGCGTCGGCTTCAGCGGGCGTGGTGGAGGGGTGGGCGGTGATGGTGCGGCGGAGGAACTCTCCGCGGCGGTCGATTCGGTCCTGGATGGAGGTGGGGTCGGCGAGATCGCCTGTGGTCAGGTCCATCGCTGCGTTGATGAAGCACATGCCCGAGAGGGAGATCAGCCGCTTTTCGCCCGTGACGGGGTTGGTGACCCAATGCTCGGCATACGAGTTGTTCACGAATGTCCGTCCCACGACGAGGTTGGCGATGGGCTTGCCCTCCCTCGTGGTGATGGCCTGAAAAGGCCGTGCCTTGTCGGGAACGACCATTGGAAAGAGAACGACTGGAATGAAAGCCACTGGCCCGTCGAAGGCCGTGGCGCCGTCCATCGAAGCCTTCAATTGCGAGGCGAGCGACTCGATGGAGCGGGCGACGATGATGTCCATGCCGCCGTCTCCGGGGAGACATGTGGCGTTGTTGCCCAGTCCAATGGTGGTCTGGATACATCCATCGGCGAGATCTCGGGCCCGAAGGGCGGCTGTGGCGCCGGATGCTTCGCGGCGGGCCGCGAGAACCTCGGCTTCGAGACTCTCGAAGCGGCGAAGGCGGGCCATCATTTCTGTGGAGACGCCGGAGCCCAAGAGGGCGGCGAACTCATCGGTGGTGGTGGTGGAGGGGGAGACGGTTGACATGGAGGAAACTCCTGAAAAGAAGGAAAGGAGGAAGAAATAAAGATGATGAGGGGTGGGGTGCCCGGACGCCCTGCGGCGGGCACCCCACCACGGAAGATCAGTGGGAAGAGGAGGGAGAAGGAGGGGAAGTGGCAGGTGTCATGGGGGCCTTTCTGAAAAAGTAAATGAACAGGTGAGAAAGCGAAGAGAAGAAAGCGAAGAGAAGAAAGCGAAGAGAGGGAGGGGTGGGTAACTGGGACGGGAAAAAAAGGTGGCCGCCCGCATGAAGCGGGGCGGCCACCGACACAGGGAAGGGGTTAGAGGGGGCGGGGACGGACGAGACGGGAGACGGGGTCGGCGGTGAAGTCAGTTTCTGAGTAGATGGTGGGAGGAGTAGAGGGGGCTTCCATCTCGGCGGCGTAGGTGCCGTTGATGACGGCGGGAGGGATGACAACGGAGTGTCCGGGGACTGCTGTGCGTGTGGAGAGGACGGCGGCGGCTACCACCTCGGTGGGGACGGGGACGGGAGAGGTGATGCCGGTGTTGGCTTCGCGGCGGGCTTGGGCGAGGAGGGCGTTCTCGGCGGAGGCGGGGCCGATCTGCCGGAGGTTGCAAGAGGCTAAGAGGGCGGAGATCGCCACTGCGACCACATCGCGGGGTTTTCCGTCTAAAATCATCCCGATGATGGCACGGGCCCGGCGATGGGCTTCGGGCCGGAAGGCCGTGGGGACGTAGTAGGAGACTCGGTCCGAGGGTGAGACCCCGTGGTCGATGATGGCCATGTTGGCGTCCCCCTGAACGAAGAGAGCGAACTGGGCCGCGTGGCGGGTGGGTTGGAGAGGGGCCGAGCGAAGAATTGAAGAGGGGATGGGTGAGGTTGACATGGAGCAAGCCTTTCGGGAAAGAGGAAAGAGGGTGGTCTTCAAGTAACTGAACAGGAGACCGGAACGAAGGACACCAGAGCGGAGAAGTGAAGAGGGAGACATGGAGCAAGCCTTTCGGTAAGAGGGAAGAGAGAGAGGGTTAGAGGTTCTTGCGGGCGGGGGGGACTGGGGGAAGGGCATCGGCACTGATAATGAGGACAAGGGCAGCCGCCGCTGCGGCAAAGGCATCGACCGCCGCACAGCGGACCTCCAACGCGGCTGCTGCTTTGGCGGCAGTGGCAAGGTAGTTGGCTTTAGCGGCGTCGATTTGTGTCTGTGTCATGGTGAGTCTTTCTTAAGAAGTAAATGAACGGAAGGAAGGACGCGAAGACGGTGCATCCGGTGTCCCGAGATGCACGGCAGAGGGAGGGTGGGTTAGGCGTGTTGGTGGTCGGGGACAACGGCGGCCTGGATGTGGTTGTTTATCCACCGGGCAATGTGGTCACAGTGGCAGTTGGCGGGCTTGCACCAACAGCCCAAGCGGAGGGGAGCGTCGAAGGCCCGGTTGTAGAGCAGACGGAGTGCCAGGGCTTGCATGTCGAGTGCGGCTGGTGTGGTGCCCGTGAACCACAGTCCGAACATCTCAGCGCACTCACCGGCGGGGGCGTCACGACCGACAACGAATGGGTTTCCCAGTCCGAGGCCGATGTGCTGGCCCGATGATCGTCCGCCGTATACGTCGTATGGGGAAACGCGAAGATTGACAACGATTACCATATAACACGATCCTTTCTTAAAAGTAAATGAACCTGAGAGCGATACAAAGCAGGCACGACACGGGTGGGGGCGGGCGAGCGGGTTAGAGGGGGTTGCGGAGAGAGTGGACTCTTCTGAGGTATGCGAATGCGGACATGCGGAGTTTCTGTTTTCTTTCTTAAAAATAAATGAACCAAAGTCTACACGCAAATCTTATCGGACCAGTACCCTTTCCGATCCAGGACCGTACGGGGGTAACATTATGGGACGGGGCTCGGCACCTGGCTCATCTGGCACAGGCTGGCACAGGCCCGTTATCGGGCTTTGGCGTCATGCTTTCGTTCAGTGTGTTTCCGGCTTCTGTACGAGTCACGCTCAACGGCTGATTTTGGGTCAGTCTTTGGGGTTCGTAGGAGGCTTGGCCCCCACTTGGGTTTCGTCTGTTATTGTATAAACACCGTCCGCTTACAAAAATCGGTGCCATTCCGACGTTCGTGCCCCGTACGGTACCCAGCACCCTTCTGTGCCACTTCTGAGCCCGATACCCTGGCTCAACTTGGGCCGTCATTTACCGCTTTTTCTGCTCACTGAGCCATATGAGCCAAGACCCTTCTCTAAATAAAGTAAAGTTGTTATTGTATATATAGATAGGAAGTCAACCTAGGCTCACTCGTCTCACTCTTCCCGCTCCCTCCTTTTTCCGCCTCCTCCCCCTAACCCGAACACCCCTCCCCGATGGGAGAGGGGGGGTCCCATTAGTCCTCTCCCTGCTTCAGGAGGCCCAGACCCACCAGCCCTCGCACCTGGCCGCCCTCCACCCGGACCCGGTTCTTCTTCAGGCTCCAGCTTGTCTCTGTCACGAGCGTCACCGGCAGCATGTTCCTTGGAACATCATCCTTGATCTTGTTCACCCTCCTGTACTCCTGCCACGTATCCCACAGCGTCTCGTTCGTGACAAACCCATCATCCTTCTTCTCGAACCGGGCCTGCAAGAACTGGTCGTACGGATTGTTCAGCGCCCTGTAAGTGTCCGCGATCTCCTTCGCGCTCTTCAGCTCAGGCCACCCCAGCCCCTTTTGAAGGTCGCAGGCTCCCCGTACCGCCCAGGCCGCGATTCCCGCCGCCTCCTTCTTCAACTTGTCCTCCAGGTCCAGCTCGGGCTTCTCCCTGAAGCTCTTCACGAAGGGCAGAATCACCATCTTGCTGCCCATGCTGTCCCCATCATTCGCCATTGTGGGAATCCGGTTGCTGCTCAGCACCACCATCGCCCCGCACGTCACGTTCTTCACCTGTCTCTGGTACTTGATGTTTACCGGAAAACTATCCCTGCCCACAATATTCTTCACGATCCCCGTAAACTTCTGGTTGCTCACCCAGTCCTGGCCCACCAGCTCGCTGATGCTCAGCACCCTTGCAAACTCGCACCCGTCCAGCCCGAACGTGTCCGTCAGGCTGCTCATCGTGCTGCTCATAAAGCACACGTCCCCCAACAGCATCTGGATCATCCTGACATTCACGCCTTTGCCGCCCCTCGTGGCCCCGAACAGCAGCGGAATCTTCGCGTGCCTCCTGTTTCCCGTAATGGCTGCCCCGAAAATCCTCTGATCCAGCACCTTCCACTCGGGCTCCGTGGCCCACTCATTCAGGCACTTCATCCACCGGGGACACTGCGCCCCCTCCTCATACGCGCAGGGCATGACTCCCGGATCAAACCACGTCTCATCCCTCACCACCGTCCTCACTTCCCCCGTCTCGACGCTCAGCACTACGTCCTCGAACCCCACACAGTGCTCAGGATTGAACCTTTGCTCCGCCTCTTCCGTCCACGCGGGCGCGTTCACCCAGTTCCCGGTTCTCAGCGCCGCGATGGCCGCCACCACGTCCTCACACTTGTTCTTCGTGGGGCTCCACCTCTTCGCGCTCATGCCGCCCCCCACCGGCACCCAGCAATGCACGTTCTCGCCCCACCTGAACACATGATCCGTCAGGGCCTGGCGCCCCCTCTTAACCCACCTTCCCTTATACCACACCCAGAACTCGTCCCTCCAGCACCATAGGCCCACCCTCCCGTTCTCCGTGGCCATCTCGCTCCTCAGAAACGCCCGCGCCAGCCCCATGCTCTCCATCAGCATGATCGGCCTTGCCAGCGTCCCGTCCCCGTCCTGTATCACATCACTCTTCACTTCACTCACGCTATACTCCTTTCATGCTCGGTCCTTCAATCGACGACAACCCCTACCCCGCCCGCACCTCTCCCGACGCCCAGGACATCCTGACCCGTCCCGGCCTCCACCCCAATATGCGCGCCCTCCGGGCCAACGTTTCTCGCCGCGGCGAATCCGCAGTCCGCTCCACCCTCACCAAACGCTACGGCGCCTCGGACGCCTCCGCCTACCTCGCCCGCCTTCTCAACGTGCCCGAACACTCCTCCCTTGAGTCCGACGTCGATGCCGTTTCTTACCGTACCCGCACGCCCACGCACCCCCCCTTCAATGCCCCCCGCCGCCCCAAGCCCCGGTACCGCTACCAAGGCCCCCCCTTCAACGATCCTTCCGACTTCGGCCAGGACGGGAACCAGAACGACTTCCAGAAGTTCATGGAGGGCAATCCCCCCCCGCGCCGGAAGAACGTCGATATAATCGACCCTGGCTACCGCTTTTCCTGAAAGCATAGGCTCATCAGGCTCACACTTCTCATCCGACCCTCTTTATGGAAGAAAATCTACGAAGTATTTCGTTTCCCTTTACGGTCAACCGGCTCTACGAGGAAACCCACATGCTCGCCGCCCTCGCGCCCTTGGGCTTCACCAAACGCACTTTTCGGGCCTTCCTCGCCTCCCTCTGCGTTCCCTACCTCGAAGTGGGAACGCACCGCTTCATCGACGCCCTCTCCCTCTCCATCGGTCTCCGTGCCATCATGCGGGTGGGCCGCAAGCCCTTCATCACATCCACAGCACCGGCCCGCCGCAAGCACGGCTCCCGCGCCCTCTCCTCCTCCTTCGAGACCCAGCTCGATCCCGCCTACGTCGAGCGCAACCTCAACTCCCTCCTGCTCGAAGTGATCGGGGCCGCCGAACTCAAGACCCACACCAAGATCGACTCGGCCATCAAAAAAGCCTGCCTGCTCGCGGCCCGCCGCATGGCCATGTCCTCCGTCGATCACCTGAACCGCTCCGACCAGCACGCTTCCGCCCGGCTCCGCGCCCGCCTCATCGAAAAATATTCCGTCTTTGCCGACCAGCTCGAACCTCCTACCCCCCGAAAGAAACGTGACTGACCATGTAGCCTTCGATCCCGTTGATCCCGCCGACCTCGTCCTCGCCCGCCGCGGCGAGAGAGCCGCCATCAGCATGTTCTCCTTCGACGGTATCGGTCAGGCCGTCGAAGCCAACGCCTTCACCCAGGAGGAACTCGTCTCTGGCATGATCGACCGCATCAGAAGCCCCAAGGCCGAGATCGCCCACGCCGCAGCCGCCCTCTTCACCAAGTACACCAGGGAAGTCCTTGAGCTCAGCGGTCGCATCGGAAAAGCGACCATCACCAGGAAAGAAAATGACAATCAACAAACCATCAGCACTCAAAGCATCATCCCTTCCTTCGACGCCGATTCGCTCGCCGTCGCCGGTAAAACCTTTATTCCCCCCCTCTCCCATCCACCTCTCTCTGGAGGACCACCTGAAGGACTCCCGGCGTCGCCTGGAGCACCTCTCTCTCCAGGACATTGCCCGCCTGGTCTCTCCCCTCTTCCAGGACCTGGGAATCCCGGACCCCTTCCGGTGGTTTGAGGCCCACCTCGGCTTCGTCGCGCTCATCCCGGCCTCAATCGACTGGCGGGGCGGCTGCGCCAACGAGTGCCTCAACTACACCCACGTCGGCCCCGGCGATCCCCTCATCATCCTGCTCCGGGCAGCGGCCCTCTCCCTCTACCTCCGGTGCGTGAACCCCCCATGCGAAGTCCCATCCCCATCCCCCGCACCGGAAACCCCAACTATCCCCTCCCCGCTGACTACTACGAACTCACCCCCGAAGGAGCCCGACAGGCCCGAGTCAACGCCTGCCGACAATGGCTTATTCCAGGAAACCCCATTGAAACCGGAGACCGTCGCGTCGCCTCCACCTGGTTCTTCGACCGATACTACCTCCACCCCGACCCACAAGGGGACTTCGACCCAGGCTTCTACGACGACCCCCCGCTAGAAACCCCTTCTCTCCACTGGGATATGTCCCGCCAGTGGGCTCTCTACCGGATGTCCGTGACCAAAGCCCCCCGCGGCTGCGCCAAGTCCACGCACTGCCGCAAGGACATGCTTATGTGCATGGTCTCGGCTCCCAGATACTCCTTCGCGTACGCCACCTCCACGCACGACAACGCCAAGTTCACCGGCCAAGTCCTCCGCGACCAGGGCTTCAACAACCGCCGCATCAATGACGACTTCTGCCCCGACTACGACCTCGCCTCCCTCAAACCCGTACGCGGTTCCAAGCCCACGGGCGTCGAGTTCTTCTTCCTCAACAACGGCTCCTGGGTCCGCTCCGTCAGCGCCCAGTCCCGTCTACGCGGCCTGCGCCCCAAGAAGTTCCGCCTCGACGACCCCGAGTACGACGAGCACAAAACCACGTCCATGCAGGACATCCGCGACTACATGGACCGCCTTCTTTTCAAGATTGCTCTTCAGATGGTCCTCCGCGCCGGGGCCGGTATCGACTGGGTCGGCACCTTTGTCTCCAAGCGACACTATCTGTGGCACGCCCTCTCCACCATCAAGATGCCCGACGGCACCGTTCGCGCCGAGGACTCCCGCTTCGACCACTGGGCACGCCTCTCCCTCAACGCCGCCTACGAAGGACCCGACGGCTCCCTGATCTCCGTGTGGCCCGATATGTGGCCCTCCACCATCGCCGAGAAAGTCCGTCTCAACAAACTCAACCGCGTCTCCATCGAAGAGATGCCCTCCATCATGGGCGTAGCGGCCTTCAACGCCGAGATGATGGACCGCCCCGGCTCCGCCGATGACGAAGCCTTCTTCAAGTTCGACCCCTCCTCCCACGGCCCCCACGCCTACTGGTACGAGGACATCGACACCTTCTTCCCCAACAGCCCCTGGCGCACCACCACCTTAATCTGCTACCTCGATCCCAAAACCAAAGCCACCGTCCGCACCCCCCTGCCCGAGTTCCTCGCCTCCTGCCGCCTCTTCATCACCATCGACACCGCCTACACCGAAAAAGCATCCTCCGACCGCCGCTGCTGCACCCAGCTCGCCCAGGCACCCGGCAACATTCTCTTCGTCCTCGACATGTGGAGCGACCGCAGGCCCGACTCCGTTCTCGAACACCAAGCCTTCGAGATGGCCCACCGCTGGCGATCCCCTGTCATCTACATCGAAGTCGTCAAGGAATCCTTCAAGGTCTACGCCCGCTTCGTGTCCTCCGTGCAGACCCGCATGGCCGACAACCTCGTCGCCTCCTCCTCCCACATCCCCTCCATCAAGCCCCTGCGTCCGGGCCTCATCTCCAAGCTCGACAAGATCGCGGGCCTCGACACCCGCTTCGAGCACTCCCTCATCAAGATTCCCATCGACCGCCGCATGGGCGCCGGTTCCTGGTCCCGCCTTATCGAGCAGATCGAAGGCTTCACGCCCGAGTCCCAGACCCTCCCCAAGGACGACGAGATCGACACCGTCTCCATGTCCATGTTCGTCCTGAAGGGCCGTCGCGCCCTCCCCCTCTCTCAGGGCTCCGCCTACGAACCCGTTGACCCCGTCGCCCTCCTTGAATCCGGCCAGACCCACTGGCTGGGTATGCCCATCGTCGGCGGCCTCGACATCAACACCGTTCCCCACCACCTCATCCAGGCCGCCATGTCCGCCGCCTCCTCCTCCGGAGAATCCAAGATATGAACCTAAGCGACATCGTCTCCCTCGAAGGAAAACTACCATGAACGCCACCCCCTCGGGCGTCACCGTGCCCGTCTCCCTCTTCACCGCGATGGCCTCCTGCTACTACGGCACCGGCCCCCGCCTGCACGAAGCCCGAGAGTCGCCCCCTCTCCCGCCGTCGTCCCCGGACCAACGGGAGAGGGGGTCCGAACCCTTATTGAATCAGGAGATCGCCGACCCCGAGACCCTCGAAGCAATCTCTTCTCACTCCCGGTGGACGCCTCTCGGCTGCGCCGCCAAAGCCCGTCATCCCGCTGCATATCCTACAGTCGTACCCAAGGAGCAGTAGTTCATGCCGGTAGACACCTTCAACCTGACCACCGACAAGGACGTGCTGCCCCAAATCCTCCATGCGCACTGCGTGAGGTCCGAATCCCAACTGATGATCCGCCGGGTGAACTGGCTCCTGGCCTGGTACTACATGAACGGCTATCGCCGCTTCAACGTCTACGACCCCGTCTCCGGGATGATTTCACCCCAATACCTCACGACCGATCAGAAGATGGAGTACCAGTCCACCAAGCTCCTCTACGTCATCAACCAGATGGCGGGCCGCTTCCAGTCGATGGACTACCGACCCAGCGCCACACGCCAGGGCGGCTCCCTCGCCTCCATGCAGAACAGGGCCGTTTCCCAGATCACAGCGGACGCCATCACGTCCACCAACCACATCGAAGAAGTGAAAGAGCACGCCTCCTACCTCCTCACCTGCCTTGGCTCGGTCGGTCTGTGCGGCCATCTCGTCGATCACCCGACCATCGGACTCACCTCTGACATCGAGGTCGTGCATCCCCGCGAACTCCTCCCCTTCCCCGTCCAGGGTCAGGACCACACGAAGGTGCGGGGCATCATCCGCCAGCGCATGGTCCCCCTCTCCTATCTGAAGGAGGTGTACGGGGCCAGACGCATCGAGGCCCGCCTCGACAACATGGAACGCTACCAAAGGGCGATAGGCGACGCCATGCTCGACGCCGACAACAACAACGACTCCAGCGCGTCGGGTGTCACCTGGTTCGACGGCAGCAAGGGCACCTCCACCCGCAAGTCCGGGGACACAACCCTCGAAGTGGCCCGCATCCGCGAACTCTGGCTCTACGGACCCAACGGCACAACCCGCCGCTACATCGCAACCTGCGGCATGGCCCTCCTCGACGACCAGGACCTTTCCGACGTGGAAGCCTACTGCCCCATCGGCTTTGCCCGCTTCCTCAACAACGGCACCTTCCACGGCACCGGCATGTTCGACCTCCTCTTCTCCATCCACCGAGAACTCGAAACCCTCCAGAAGACCCTCTTCGACAACGTCCGCAACCTGGACCGCTACGGGATGCTCGTCATTCCCGCGGGCCAGATGAACCAGAACACCGTCCTGAAGGACGTGGGCCGCGGCCTCAAAGCCGTCTTCTATGAGCCCGACCCCATCGCTGAAGGCTTCAACCCCTTCGCCATCCAACCCGTCACCACCGGCGACATGCCCGGTCGGGTGGCCGCCCACGCCTCCGAACTTATCGACGGCATCAATCCCATCCGCGACCTGATCCAGGAGAAGGGCCGCGTCGATAGCGCGCCCGGCCTCGCCTTCCTCGACGAGCAGATCAACAGGGCCATCACGACGCCCTCCCTCAACATCCAACGGATGTGGGGCACCATGTACAAGTCGCTGGTCCAGAAAGCGGCTCAGAACCTGGCCGTCTCCAAGCGGTCCCTGCCCGTCGGCGAGCTGACCCTCGACCTCGCGGGCGCCATCATCGACCCGGCCACCGACTCTGTCTCCTTCGCCGACAACCCCCTGCCCGACGTATCCCGCATCAACTTCACGATCCGGTCGGCCAGTCCCAAATCCGAAGTAGCCCTGAAGCAGGAGGCCATTGACCTCTGGGTCAAGGGCGTCGAGCAGGACCCCCTCAACTTCCGCCTCTACTGCCTGAAGGCGGGTCTCGACATCCCCCTCTACATCGAAGACGACCGTGGCGCCTACCAGTCCACCATCCGCCTGATTCTCACCCTCTACAACGACGGTCAGGAACCCGGCTTCATCGCGCCCGCGCCCCACACCAGCAAGCCCGACCTGGCCCTTCGCATCCTCGCCGGTTTTATGACCAGCCCCGCGATGCAGGTCGCCTCGGTCGAAGTCGTCGATGCCTTCCTCGTCTTCCGCGAAACCCTGATGATGTTCGCCGGAATCTCACTGCCCCAGGCCGTGCCGAACCCCGACGACGCTGCTATGCTTAACGGCGCTCCCCCTCCCGGACTTCCCGGTGGAAGTCCCCAGTTGGCCCTCGCCTAGGAACCCCACATGCCCCCTCGTTTCGGACAGCCCCTCTTCCAACTCACCGCTCCCTCCCTCGACGCCTCCTCCGCCGCTATCCCCAAGACGGGAGAGGGGGACACCAAGCCCTCTATCACGCCCGAGGAACTCAAGTCCCTGCGCGACCAAGCCTCGGAACTTACCGCCCTCCGCGCCAAGGCCGCCACCCTCGAAAACAACTGGAACGATGCCCAGGTCCTGATGAAGGGGGACCAGTCCCCCGATGTCGTCGAGAGGTCATTCCGACGCGCCATGTCGGCAGCCGGTGTTCCCGCCGACCAGATTCAGGCCCAGCTTGACGCCATGAAGGAGGGCGACGAAGCCCCACCCACCGGCAAGAAAGCATCTCGCCAGGACGCCGACCCCGACCCCAACGACGAGGGGACCGAGTCCGAGCGCCGTCTGGAGGAACTGGAGCGCCAGCAGGGCGAGACTGCGGCCAAGCAGGCCCAGGCCCGCAAGACCCAGCTCGAAACAATCGTGCGCGAAAGCGTGACGGCTTCTGTTGATCTCAACAAAGACCTGACTACTATGGTGAACCGTCTGGCATCCTTGACCGAGACGGGAGAGGGGGCCTCCGCCGACGAGGCGGCCAAAATCCGCAAGGCCATCATCAAGGAAGAAGTCAGGGAGAAGACCCTGGACAACTTGCGGATCAGAAGGGCGAACCAAGGCCCCAATGCGTGGGAAGATAGTTGGATTGCCGAGGAAGCGACGAAAGCCGCTACCCAGGTCTTCAAGAAGTACCGTGCGGTAATCGGGGACCCCGCCAAGATCGGCAGGGCCACGGAAACAGACACGGGCGACATGCTGAGAGGACGGCCCGCCATCAAGCCACCGGAACATAAATCCGGGATGGACATGGGGACGACCTCCACCGAAGTCCGGAAATGGGCCACCGACTCCCTCCTTCGAGGCAGTACGTCTGGCGAAAACAAACTCAACTCATAGGCCCCCGTTCTGCCCCCCTCTTCGGGACGGGAGAGGGGGGCAGAAAGCAAGGGACTTATGCCTGGTGGCAACACTGGACTTCTCCTCGACGCGAACACCGTCAAGGTCGAAGAAATCATCAACAAGAGCGTCGGAGTCTTTCTTCCCGCGATGGACCCCTTCTGGAAGGACCACATTGTGTCCAACCAGAGCATGTCGTCCAACGGCGAAATCGGCAAAGACTACAAGATTCTCAAAACGTTCCAGGGCGGCCTGACCGGCGTTATTGAACCGGGCGGCCCCAAGGCCGACTTCGGGCTTTACGGCGACGCCGCAACCGACTGGGGCTCCAAGATGTTCTCCCAAGGACTCACCCGGACCTTCCCGGACCCCCGCGGCGGCATGAACCAGAAGCCCTTCCGACTGGGCATCCCCCTGCGCACGATGAACGCCAACATCATGTTCACGCTGGGCGAACTCCAGATGGAGGCCACCGAGGCCGTCATCGGCGAGATCATCGCGCCCAAGCTGGAGGGCTTCTCCCGCAACATGGCTCTCTTCCTGGTCAACAGCTTCTGGACCTCCCAGAACAACAGTTACCAGTTGGCGACGGCCCGGACGGGCGGCTGGTCCTTCACCCTGGACACCAGCTCGACCCTGATGCTGGACCTCACCTACGACAACTACGCCGTTGATCGGTTCCAGGTGGGCCAGCGCGTCGAGATCGGCACCCTCACAGGGACACCCATCACATTCACCCACGTGGTTACGGACGCGATGCAGACTGCGTTCGACCTGGGTTGGGTCGTCACCGCCGTCGATGAACTTTCCTGCAAGGTCTACTTCAAGGCGTTCAAGAAGTCAACGGGCGCCCTCCAGACCAGTCTGACGGGTCTCGACATCGCCGCGGGCGACATCGTGGTTCCCTTCGGAATCGTGGGTAACTCCTCGACTCCCTTCGCCAGCAACGCCGCCAACGTCAGCGCAACCGAATACTTCACAGGGATCGCGGGTATCCGGTCCTGGCTCAAGTTCGGAGACTCCAACGGAAGCACCACTTATGACGGGAACACGTTGCTTGGGGCCGAGTCGGATTCGGCCAACCGGATCAACGTGAATACGCATCCCGAGTTCCGTTCCATGCGGATCAACATGGCTAACCAGGCTCTTACCGAGCACAAGATGCGGTCCATCCTGAGGCGGTGGCACATGGCCAAGCTCAAGTACGGCAAGACCATCGACTGCCTGGTGGCCTCCGACGGCGTCTGGCTCGCCTATGAGGCGACCAAGATCGGTCGTGAAATCCTCAACCGGACGGGCCGCCTTTCCGACGTGAGGAACGAGGGGTCCGGCGAGGGCTTCCGCTTCGAGATGGACGGGCGTAGCTATACCGGCTACACCAGCTCCTTCATCGAGAGCGGCACCGTCTACGGCTTCAAGAAGGGCTCCAACTGGAAGCGCTATGTGCCCAACGACCAGAAGGGCACGACTTCTTTCGGCAACAACGATGCCTGGATTCCCTTCCGGTTCGTGGCCCAGGCCCTTGGTATGCCCGGCACGAAGATTCCCATTTTCATGGGCGTCGGCTCCACTCCCAACATCTTCGGCGCCGTCACCGAGGGTGCCCAGATGCCCGGCTGGCTCCGTATGCAGCTGGTGCCCGAGCAGCCCGACGGCCTCCTGATCGAGAACGTCGCCGAGGATCGCACCTACAGCCTGTAGACTCCGGCCTTCACATCTGCTACTCTCAAGGGAACCCCACCAGCGGGTTCCCTTTTTTCATTCCCCGGAGCCTCACCCCTATGCCAACCCTTGAGATCGGATACGAACCTGTCGAGGCCGCGGCCCTCGCCCACCTCACTATTGGCGAGAACCACGAGATTCTGGGCGACTTCGTGTGGCTGACGTGGCTCCGCAACACCATCAAGAACCCCCGCCTTGTCGTGGTCCACCACCGGCTCTTCGCCCGCTTCATTCTGGGAGTCTGGATTTACAGCCCCTCCGAACGGGAGCCCCCCATCCTCTGCGAACTGGAGAGCTTCGCGGGCAACCCGGCCTCCATCTGGCCCGCCGGTCTCTCCGAACCCGCCGACCTCCTCAACCGTCTCCGTCCCTACGACGAGGTGGCCACCGAACGCGAATCCCTCAAACGGGAAGCCGTCTACGCCAAGCGCAGCCAGATCGAAGATAACTGGGCGGGCCGACAGGACGCCGCCACCATCCTGAAGCGCAAGGGTCTGGAGCAAGAAGCCCACAACATGCGGATCGGGGCCAGCCCCTACCATCGCAGCAGCGAGAGCACAAAGCAGATCGCACGCGACCTCATCAAGGCGGCACGGAGACAGTAATGGCGGCAACCGAATCAGCAATCGTTACAATCCTTGAGCGTCTCCGCACCTACCTCGACAGCAGCGACGTGGACGCCAAATACAGCAACACCTACATCCTGCGCAACGTGGTGCAGCCCACCCTCGTAGACATTCTCTCCCGTCTCAACAACGGGACCGCGGCTCCCATCTTCAACACGATCACGATCCCCCTCCGAGAGGGCCAGACCCTCTATAAACTGCCCCCCTGTGTCCAGGAGGTGTGGCAGGTGGTGGGCGTAGACAATGAGGGTCGCACCCTTTCTTCTTTCCTGCCCCGCAACCTTGGCTCTATGGAGGCCCTCTCCTGGAGCCTTGAGGGGTCCGGCGGCAACCTCGAACTCTACGTGCCCGTCACCGCGTGGGGACCCCGTTGCGCCGGGTCCCTCCAGGTCTGGTACGTCTCCAACGGCTCTTCCATGCTTCACTGGTGCGACGGCGCCACGGTGGGCGCCAACCTCGACAACTTCAGTTTCACGAGCGGCACCTGGAACAACACCACTCGTGCCCTCTCCATCTCGGTTCCCACCAACTACGTGTGGGAACCCGGCGACCGCGTCACCATCACGGCGGGAAGTGGCGACATCATCCTGGGCGAATACGAAATCGAGGGGGCCACCTCCTTCATTCTTACGCTGGCCACCTCCCTCAAATCCGGTCTCACGAATCCCACCGGCATCGCGGGCCGCATCTGGCTCCGAAAGGCCGGTCTTTCCACCGGCACGCCCACCATCGGAACCCGCGACCGCCGCCCTTCCTCCTACGTCGGTCAGACCCTCCGCATCATCCCCGAAAGCGACAGCGCGGTTATCTCCGAAGTCCTCATCGCCTCCCACTACCTTTCCGGCTCCCAGTGGTTCGTAACCACCCGCTCCCCCTTTGATCCCGGCCCCGCCCTTCCTCCCGGAGAAGCCCCCCGCGTCCCCTACGAGATCGTCTGCTCGGGCATGGAAGCCCTCATGGAAGCCGTGTCCGCAGGGTCCGCTATGCGCCTGGGGGCCGCCACCAAAATCACGAAGGGGAATCAGGACGCCATCCGCCTCCAATACCTCAGCGCCCTCAAAAGCGTCCTCGACAACCTCAACACCCTCCAGACCGCCGGGCTCAAGACATTTGGCGGCAACACAACGCCATACCAATCCAGCATGGGTCCCTCCTCCCAAGGAGAAATCCGGTGAACAACGTCGATACCATCGAACAAAGCCGTCTCCTCAAAGCCCAGTGGGTCTCCTCCTTCTCCCCGCGCCTCGGCCCCTCCACCTTCGCCACCTACCAAAGGAACTTCAACCAGGTGCGTATGCGGGGCGGCCCCTACTTCGACGTGCCCCTCGAACAACACCGCCGCCCCTCCGTGATCGACAAGGTGCCTGGTCCCTCCCGCGCCCTCAGCAACAGAACCAGATGAGCATCAACGATCCCTCCAAATACACCCGAACCCAGTTCACACGACGGTTCCAGCCCACCAAAGTTTTCGACCCCCGTCTCGAAAAAGGCTTCGGCCAAATCCCCATCCGCGTTCCCCCTGCCTTCGGTCTTCCCCTCTCCGACAACGGCGCCGACCGCCGCTTTGACCTCTACGCCCTCCTGCCCGACCATGAAGACGGCGGCGACGGCGGCGGCGGCAGCGGCGGCGACACCGACACCGACACCGGCCCTACATCCAGCGACACCACATCCGGCGGCGGCACATCCGCCGCCTCCTCCGTCGCCAGCTCCGACAGCGACACTACCGAAACCCCCACCTCCGCCACCGGCACAGCCATGACCACCACCACCGAAGACGGCAGCGACACCACCGGCGGTACCGACACCTTTTCCTGCGAAATACCGACACTGTGCGACAACCCCATCTTCTGCACACCGTCTGGGTGCAGCGACGCCTGCCTCTCGGTATTGGTTGCCTACACAAATGGCGTTGCTGCTTTTGACCTCGCCGTACTTTGCGCGTGTGCCAAGGACACGAGGTGTTATGACGACGGCAATTCTCTGGACTTGTGCCCCGTCTGTACCGACTGCACAAACCCACCTCCCGACTTCCCCGGCTCTGTCTGCTGTCAGAACAATAGCGAGCCCCTACACTGCTGCCCCATTGTTAGCTATTGTTGTTACGACAACGGCGATGTCCGCACCGGCACTTCTTATTGTTGCTCTTGCGCAACGGCCTGACCCCTCATGGAACGAAAACCCCCCTCTCCCGAGACCGTAGCTTATCTTGACCGCGAGAAGGAAATCGAGGCCAAGTGTCACCTGCGCCACAAGATGCAGTGCTCGGACCTCGACATCAACGTGGGCTGGTCCTGCGGCGTCACCCAGAAAACCTGCCACGAGTGCCTCAGCCGCGGCGGCCCCGACAGCCCCGAGTCCATCGCCTTCCGCGACCAGATGGCCGCCTCCGTCATCGAAAAGATGTCCGATCCCGACCGTCTCTTCAAGGCGTCCGCCCACATCATCGAAGTGATGCTGACGGTCCACCTGACCCCCGTGGCCGCCCAAGCAATCCGCAACGACCCCGAGTATCCCCTCGCCCTCACCAAGAAAGAAAGGTGGGACAAATCCAAGCCGTCCTGGGAGATGGCCGAGTCCTTCGTGCGGAGCATGGTCAGCCGGGGCCTCACCAACAAGTCCGTTTCTCTGCCCATCCTCCAGCAGCGCGTAGCCTCCTGCGCCGCCTGCCCCTCCCGCACCCCTAGTAAGGATGGGGTGCATCACTTTTGCGACGACTGCGGGTGCGGCGACCGCAAGCTCGCTCTCCTCGACACCAAACCCTACAACAAACTGATGTATCCTTACCTGGAGTGCCCCCGTGCGAAAGAAGGCTTCAGCAACCACGTCCCCGCCCCCCAATAAGTGGGACTCCAAGATGCTGGAGGCCGCCCTGAGTGGTCGCCGCATCCCCCCTCTCCCGTCGGTGCTGCGGACATCGAACCTGTCCCCCGCGGACCTTCGCGGCATGTACCGGGGGGCCGCCGCCTTCCTTGTGTGCGGCGGCCCTTCCCTGAACCAGCTCGATCTCTCGAAGATGGGGGCGCGTGGCCTTCTCTCGATGGGCGTCAACAACAGCTGGTCGATCCACCGCCCGACCCTGTGGACCTGCGCCGACAACCCCCGCAAGTTCCTCCACGCCCGCTGGATGGACCCCTCCATCACAAAGTTCGTGCCCGTCGGCTACTGGCGCACCCGCCTCCGCGACCGAACGGGAGAGGGGGCCTTCTTCGAGTCTTCTCGCCGCGTCTTCGAGGCCCCCGCCACCTTCTTCTTCACGAGAGGTTGCCGCTTCAACCACACCACCTTCCTCGACGAACCCCTCATCAACTGGGGCCAGGGCGACAAAGATATAGACTCGGTGGGGGTCCGCGGCAAACGCTCCGTGATGCTCATCGCCGTCCATCTCCTGCACCTTCTGGGCGTCCGCACCATCTACCTCCTGGGCTGTGACTTCAAGATGGGAGAGGGGGCGCACTACGCCTTCGAGGAAGACCGCACGCTCTCCAGCATCCGGGGCAACAACACCCTCTACGACGCCTTGGGCGCCCGCTTCAAGGCGCTGCGCCCCCACTTCGAGGAGCGGGGTCTCACCGTTCTCAACTGCTCGCCGGGCAGCGCCCTCGAAGCCTTCGACCACATCCCCTTCGATCAGGCGGTAGCCGCCGCTTCCATGCCCGTCTCCGGCCCCACAAAGGGCTGGTATTCGGCCACCGTGGTGGCATCTCCCCCCCTCCCCCTGTCTGGGGCACGCGACCGCGAACGCCAGAAGTACGAGAAACTGGCCACTCAAAGGCCCGAATATGGAGGATGGTTGTTGGGTGCCCTTGTTCTTGACCACATCGTGACTTTGTGGAAGGCCAAAATGGTGGTTGACTTTGGCTGCTCTCGAAACCGTTTTATCAAAACACTTCGAGAAAGAGGGGTCGTCGGGATGGGAGTGGACTTCGCGTTCCCCGAGGCCGACATCAAGGCCCCCATGCACGCCACCGGACTGGAGGGGGGGTGCGCCGACGTTGTGACTTCCTTCGACGCACTGGAGCATCTGCTGCCCGAAGAGGTGGACGAGGTTCTGGCCGAGATGCACCGGGTCGCCGCGAAAGGGGCTCGGTTCGCCTTCTCGATTTCGTACGAAAAAAGCCACCCCAGGTGGGGAGAAGAACTGCATATGACGGTGAGGCCGGAGCAGTGGTGGCTCGACAGGATCGGGAGGTGGGGAACCGTAACGGAAAAGGTGGGGAAGTGTCTCGTCGGGACTTTTGTGGAGACCCCTACAGTGGGGCCATGCCAGCATATATACAGCCCATCGAAACCAACTGGATCATCCCGACCGTCGAAACCACCTCGGACAAACATACATCTCGCCTCGGCATCAAGAACCCCGCCTCCCACGAACTGATGGGCGTCGATGGCCTGGTGGAGGGCGGGCTGAGGCCGCACCCCGGCTTCATGTGCATCTATCGGTTTGATCTGGAGTCGTGGGGGGCCCACCACAACCAGACCAGTCGGATCATCGACTGCTTTCCCATCGTCTTCGTGATTGGGGAAGACGGTTACGGCTACGGCTTCGTGTACCGGGTGCGCCGGAAGGCCGTGGTCGATTTCCCGTTCCACGCCGACAACGCCGACATCTTCGTGGACTACTTTAATACGCAGACGGGCGCGTGGGTGAAGGGCGAGGTGATTTTGGAGGATGTCCCCCTCTCCCGTCGTGAGGTGGCGACCAACGCCGGGAAGCAGATGAGCGTGAGCGTCTTCGGGCGCTTCGTGTACATCTACCTGGAGGATAACGATGTCGCGGCCTTCTACACACTCTACGAGGACCCGTGGACCTACACGCTGTTGACGAGTCCGGGGCCGGGCGCCAAGCCCGTGCTGAAGTCGCCCAAGGACTACACGCTGGTAACGCTGGGTGCGGTTGTGACGAGGGACGGAAAAGCCGGATACGGAAGGCTTGTCCTGATCGACATGCTGCCGTGGGAAACAGGTTTGTTCACGGGCCAGTTCGATCTGGACGGCACGCACCACACGGTAGGCAGCGCCGACGATTTTCCCTACCCCGACGACACCAGCCAGCAGACCAGGATCGCGCCCGGCGACTATGCGTTTTCCTACGTGCTGTTCAACAGCGAGAACGGACGGCGCAGTGCCCTCAGCGACGTAGCGCCCCTACGTGCCCAGGACTTCGACGATCCGGCGACCCCGGTGACCCGCGAGAGCACCCCGCTGTTCGCAGCCATCGAGATCGCTTATGACGAGGCCCGGTACGATCAGGCGTACATCTATCGGAGCGTACGGGTGCAGAGTGCGGGCGGCACTTATATTGCTAGCATCCTCCAGTTGGACCGCATCATCACGCTGGCCGACTACAAGACCGTCAACAACCCGTTGGCTCCCGGTGAGGGCACCCATATTATCTATTGGTATAAGCTTGAAGATAAACAGTTGGTGTTCCAGGATGTGTTTTTGGACCGCAACGTCTTCGATGAAGAGCTGCCCAAGGGCGGATGCAGCCTCATCTACAACAACGTGATGTTGGTGAGCAACATCAGCAACGCCAACACCAGCAGTTCGAGCGAGAACAGTCCGGGCGACGCCCTAAGAGGTCTGGGCGAGCTGAGGTGGAGCAGCCTGACGGACGTGAGCCCCGAGCTGTTCCCTCCCCAGAACAGGTACGTGCCCAGCCTTCTCAACAACACCATCATTGCGATGGCCGAAGTCGGCCCCAACGCCATCGGGTTCAGCCGGGACCGCCAGTACCATATCCGCATCGAGGCCAACTACATCAAGGTGCAGATGATGCACGAGGGTTACGGCATCGTGAACGAGAGGGCGATGGACACCGTGGGCTCCATGCTCTACTTCGTGAGCAGCAAGGGCATCAAGAGCGTGGACAGCATGGGCAGCCTGGACGACGTTCGCAACTTCAACACGACCGTGATGGGCCGCTGGAAAGACACCCTGGGCAGCGTAAGCTGCGCCTACGACGGGCTGACCAGCAGCTGGACCGCCATGAACGGGGACCTGGGCGAGGCCGTCATCTTCTGGTTCACGACCGCGAAGATGACCGAGCTGTCGGACCTGCCCTTCACCCTCGTGCGCAGGGGGGCGTGGCCCGAGGGCGTCAACATAGAGACGCTTCCTGCATCGGAGAACTTCTTCAACCCCCTGGTGGAGCGGGCCATCTACGTGATGAACGCCCAGCGCGAGAACAACAACCGTGAGCCCATCACCGGCACCTACTTCGGCCTCTACGTCACCGACTCCAAACGGGAGAGGGGGGAATACGGTCTTGTGCAGGGGGGCGGCTGGATCGCAACAGTCGCCGCAGACTCCCTCTATTATTCTAACCTGACCGTTGACGCCACGGGGGTTGGGGGTGACGGCCTCGAACTTTATATCTTGAGGGCCGCGGACCCAACGATTGTGGGAAAGCACGTTACGATTGCCAAGATTCCGAACGCGGTTACGATCCAGCTCATCTATGATGACCTGCTACTCCCCGACAACGGGTTCGACCGGCTGGTGACGGGCGACATTGTGGGCGTGAGCCCTGTTATCTTCAGGTGGGTGGGCGCTCCGGTCGGAAGTGTGGAAGAGAGCCAGCAAATCTTTGGAGGGGGGACCACCGCCGAGAACTTCTTCAGGGTGAAGCAGATCAACAGCGTGACGGCCCACTTCACCGATGTCGGAGGCTTCGTCCCCGACGACTACCCGACCCTGTGCCGGTTCTCCGGGCTGGTGTACAGGGGGGACGCGACCGAACCCCATGCACGGGCCGAAACTCTCGATACGAACGGGGCGCCCGTCAAAAGTATTCTGGAGGACGAGGCCAAGTGGGCCGCCGCCTTCGGATCGGGAGAGGGGGCCGCGAAGTGGGGCGTTACGGGCGCGACCCTGGCGCCCGGCATCGAGATCGTGTGTCCGGGCCTGGACTTCAAGATGTGCGGCGTCCTGGTCAGCGGGAAGTTGCTGTCCACCTTTTCACAGCAGAGGCGACCGCTATAGTTGGGGATGGTAACGTCCAGCGGTTTCAAGCCCAAGACCCCCTCTCCCGACCGGGGAGAGCTGGACGACTTTTTGGGTCTGGGCTCCCTTGACGGTATGAACCCGAGGGACAGGGCCGAGTATTACTGGGACCCCATGAGCAAGATGTTCAAGAAAAACCCTACTCCTAGAATCAAAGGAGGATCGGGGTGGTTGGCGCCGGGCGCGACTACCACCACCCCTTTTGCGCCCCCGCCCGATCCGCTGGGAAACCCCAACAGTTCAAGGTGGCAGGGACAGGGCAATATGTTCGATCCGTTGGCGTATTCGGTGCAGGGCCAGATGACAGGTCACGCGGCCCTGAACCGCAGCCGTATTAGAAGACCCGCGAGCAGCCGTCTTAGAAGAACCGCGAGAGGAGGATACTAGCATGAGTGAGTTCGACGACTTCATGGGAGGGGGGGTCAAGGCTCCCTTCAAGAGGAATCAGTGGGGCAACTGGGACCTGAAGGACGCCAACGGGCGCGACCCCTTTGACGACTACAACAGGTCGCTCAGCGCCGGTTCTACGTACTCTCTCAATGAGGACGGGAGCGTGGGCGTCCAGAAGCATGATACTGCGGGCGGCGTGTGGGACGGGTGGCGCAACAACCTTGCGCAGCGGATGTTCAGCTCGATGCTGGACGCCACGGGCGGTTATAAACCCCAACTGAACAACGACGGCTCTTTCTCGGCGGCGGGAGGCGGGGCCGGTGGTCCAATGGGCGGGATGCTGGGGGGCGCCCTGCGCCGGGATACCAATGCGATGCAGGGGGCCGCGGATCGTCAGTGGGGCCGCAACAACCAGCAGATTTGGGGGATGGCGGATTTCCTGGGGCACGGGCCAAGTGACATTATGGGGGTGGCGGGTCAGACCGCGGGGGTGATGGGCCAGCAGGCCAACGCGATTGATCGGCACTCCGAGCGCGTGGGCGAGGGCGTCAACAGAGAGACGGATCGGATGGTGCAGGATGCGAGGGGCGGCGTGGGCGGAGTCAACAAGGACGTTGACGAGGCGTACCGGCTGGGAAACGAGGCCGTCGCCAAGTACGACCAGAGCATCAAAGAGCGGGAGGACATGAGCAACGAGCAGGCGTCTGTGACGGCAGCCGCGATTGCCCAGAGGGGCAGAGCGTTGCAGCAGCAGATGGGCGGCAAAACGAACCCGGACGGCACCCCCAAGACATCGGCTCAGGTTGCACAGGAGCAATATGAGGTATCTCAACAGGTTGGGCAGGAGACGCAGACCGCTATTACGCAAATCCACAGCCAGTTCCAGAACACAATGGCGGAGATGCAGCAGGGTCTGGCGCAGTTGAGGATGGGCAACGCGGGCATGAGGTTGCAGGGAGGCGCCCTGCGGCTAGACGCCACCAAGACTCTGGCGGGCGTGCAGCAGCAGAGCGTTGAGGACAAGCTGGCCGGTGAGCACAGCAGGCAGCAGTGGTCGCAGATCAGCCAGCGCTACCGGGAAATGGATACTCAGATCAGGAACGCGGGAGTGCTGGCCGCGACCCAACTGGAGTTCCAGGGCCGCACTGCGCTGGCGGACATGATAAGGCAGAATCCCGAGAGCGTCGTGAGTTGGTTCCAGGGTCTTCTCGCCATGTACAGCGCTCAGAGCGCGGCAACCGGAGTGGCACGGGCTGCATAAACTGGTGGTATGAGCCAGTTCAGCCAGCCGCTCCAACCCACGAACACCCCCTTCATCGGCATCAATGTCAGTGGTGTTGATCCGTCACAGGCTATCAACACGATTGCGGGCGTGAAGCAGGGCGAACTCAACCGCGCCCACGAAGCAGGCGAGAACGCCAAGAACCGTTCGGCGCAGGGCCGCGAGGGGGCAGCGAACCGGGCCGCGGGCGCCAAGGAAGCCACAGCCGACCGTGGCTTCCGGGCGGGAGAGGGGGAAAAGGATCGCGCCGCGGCGACCCAGCTCGCGGGGCAGGGCCAGGCGTTCCAGCAGCAGCAGGCGGACAAGCAGATCGCGGCCAACCAGGAAACCCAGACGATAAATATGAAGGTGCAGTTGGCGATCTCGCAGTATCAAGCTGAACAGACGGCGCTGGACGCGGAGATCGAGCTGGCTGTTGCGCAGGGCAGGGTAGAGGACGCCGCCCAGAAGCAGGAGGAGATTCAAGAGTTTGAGAGAAAGATCGCGGACCTGAACGGGAAAGTGGCCACTTTTGGGGCACTGTCTGCGGGCTATACGACAGATTTCAGTCCTACCAACCAGTCGGCCTTCATCGCGCACCTGACAGGCGCGGCGAGGGCGACCCTACAGACGAGGGCCAACGCCGTCAACACAAGTGCGGAGAACCTCAAGAAGTGGCTCATCGAGAGCAACGTCCTCGGTGGCAAGTCGGGAGATCACATTGTTGATCCGAAAGACCCGACGATAGTTTGGGTAAGAGAACCAGGCACGAAGGAGGGGGGGACTCAGGTGATTGTCGAGGATGGCCGTCTGATGTTAATCAAACCGGACGGGTCGCGGAGGCCGACCGGGAGTTCGAGTTACCAAGGACAGATGCGGTATTTGGGGTATCGTGCCGAAAAAATTACGGGAGGGTCTACGGCTTCGGGGAGGCAACTCCCTGTCGATGGGGGGTACGGGACGCTGATTCAGAGTCATTTTATGAACAGCGGGATTCAGATCAAGGACAGCGAGGCGAGCGCCATCGTCGCCGTGATGAACGCTGTGAGGATGGCGCCGCCGGACGGCAAGAAGCTGGCGGCGGCGGCGTTGGGGGACGTCGTGAACGGGATTGTGGCCTCGAACAAAGACCTCGTGAAGAGTGAAGTTAGCGCCAAGGTAGTGAGGCAGACGCTGGGTCAGCTCTTCGAGCTGACCGATCGTTTGACCAGTGGAGACTCCCAGGTGAAGGCCCAGGCGCTGACGGACATCAACCTTACGGCGCTGCAAAATGGGCAGCCGCTGACAACGCTGAGCCCGATGGGAGAAGGCAGTGGGATTACGGGGGCCCAGAGTAAGGGTGAGGGGATGCTCTACACCAAGGAGGCGGCAAGAAAGGAGATGTCCGAGCTCACCCGCTTTTTGGGAACTCTGCCTGACAACGAGGGTAAAGGGCGGTTGTTTCCGGGATATGGGACGCTGGGAAACCTCAGCGATCTTGTACACGGCGCCCCCGAGATGGAGGTGTTGGTGAAGGTCTTGCAGGACGTGCTGCGGACTCCCGACCTGGCGGGAGCGCTGGCCGACTTCACGGACCCCCAGGGCAACCCCCTGAATCCGGGAGGGAATGTCATCGCGCAGCGGCTGCTGCTGACCATGAAGCCCGAGCAGGTCGAGTGGCTGAAAGACGCCATGAGCAAGATCGTGAACCAGAGGCTGGCCGAACACAATGTCACCAGGAAAGAGATGGGAGAAGGGGAAGAGACTGATCCGGAGCTTCTTCAGAAGGCGGTCGAGGGCCTGATTGGGGAGAGGGATACGGTGTCCAAGAAGCACGAGCTGAAGAGCGCAGCCAGCGAAGCCGCCAAAAGACGGAAGGGTTTGGATGAGAAGAGGAAGGCGAGGAAAGGGTCGGACGACGAAATCGGAAGGCTTCTGGAAAAAGGTAGATATAAATGACAGATGTGAAAACCAAGACAGCCGAGACAGTCGCGGCAGCCGCGAAAACCGCGGCAGCCACGACAACCGAGGCAGAGGCGAGAAGCGCGGCAGCAGCGGCTATGGGGAGGGCCATGGGGAAAACGGGGTTCATGGCGAAGGCCATGAAGTTCGGAAAAATGGGTCTGAAGATCGGGGGCGGGGCGCTGGGAGTAGCACTTCTGATCCCGACGATCCTGGACATTGCGGACAGGTTCGGCGCCGATATTTGGGGCGTCGAGAGGCGACGGAAGGGTCTGGTGGCCGACGACATCAGCGCGATGCTGGACAGCGACCTCGAAAGGAGGGCGGACAAATACCGGGAGCAGGAGGTGACACCGGCGGCCTTGGGGGCCGTGGGCCGGATGCACGACGGGCTGGCCCAAAGCACGGGGTTCGCGGAGGCCAACGCGGACCTCTCGTTTGAGAATCTGCTCAACAGCAGGGCGCAGAGGCTGGCCGCGGCCAGCGTGCCCCAGAGCCAACAGCCGACTCTCACGGAGCTGGCGGCAAGGTTGGGTCTGCCCGTATGAAAATCAACTGGAAAGAAGTGACCCGACAGATCATGGCGGGCCTCGACAACTCCTACCGCTTCAAAATCGTCTTCTCCCAGGCGGAAGAGGGGGTCTGGGTACCGCGGGGCATCTTCGTGGCCCAGAAGGGTCTCACCCTGAAGGAGTTGAGAAGGTGGTTGTGGGAGCAGAGAAAGTGCCGGTTCCTGGAAGAAAAGGGCGTGAGCCTGTGGGCCGTGAAGGACGATGACGGAACGGTCTATGTGGGATTCGCCCAGCAGGTGAGCGGGCGCGTGGCGGAGCGGTGGATCAGGATGGGCGGGCCGACCTTATGAGTATTATTCCAAAGAGAGTCCTCGCCTACCTAGAGGGAGCCTGGGCCAGCGCCCAGGCTGCGGCGAAGACGGGCGCCCGGTCTGCGGGGGCGGCGGGCGCCCAGGCTGTGGAAGCGACGGCGGGCGTCCGGTCTGCGGCGTCGGCGGGCGCCCAGGCTGCGGCGGCGGGAGCGAAGAAGGCTGCGGTGACGGTGGGCGGAGCCACGATGGCGGGCTTGGGCGTTCTCAAGAGGAACAAAGGGAAGATTGCGCTGGGGGCGGCGGCGGGCGTGGGTCTGACGTTCGCCGACGAGATCGCGGGAGGGGTAGCTGACGCGGGCGAGGGCGTGCATGAGGCGATAACGAACGCGAGATACGACGAACGACGGGGTGTGTTGAGGCAGGCCCGTCAGAACCAGATGCTCAGGGAGATCGAGGCCCGGAAGCAGGAACGGGCCGTCGCCATGAACACGATGCGGTTGCAGCAGCTCGATCCCCACCTGTACGCCGAGATCAGCGCGGGACGCCAACTGGCGCGAGACTCCGTGCCGATTGGGGGCCGCAAGCGCGAAGACCTTCTGCGACAGGTCGCCCTCCAGATGAGCCAGGGCCGCTTCGGAGGTCCGCCCCCCGATACGGGAGAGGGGGCCTTCCTTGGACAGTAACGTAAATAAGATGCCCCCCGAACTGCGGATGGTGTCGCTGACAAAACACCTGAATCGTGTGCCTACGGAGGACCTCATTCGGGAGATCAGGGGGGAGCCCAACGCTCTCTTGAAGGAGCTGGCCGGACCCAAGCTGCTGAGGGAAGCGATGCAGGCGGAGCTGGCTGGAAGGATGCCGGAGAAGTGGAAGTTCGAGAGCCAGAAGCCGAACCCCCCCAGAAAAGGTCCGGGGGGCGCCAACACGAACAGGCTGATAGCGACTCCCAACGACAAGATTAATCTGGATGTCCCCCTCTCCCGTCCGGTGATGGAGAAGATGTATGCGAGGTATCTAGAGGGGTCAACAAAGAGGACGGTGGATAAGGAGGATTTTCCGCGGCTGCACGCGGCTCTGGAAAAGACGGTCAGGACGGCCAAGGCACGGTCGATGCGGGGTCCAGAGAAGGAGCCCGAGAAGACGCTGAACGAACTGAAGCAGGAGAAGGAGGCCGCCTTCAGGGAAGACGAGCAGATGATGGAGGAGGAGCGCAAAGACAGGCGGGAGAGGAAGGCTGATGCCGAAAACAGGAAGGGGTTCGAGCATAAAAGGAGGGAGCCCGATCAGACGAGGTCGGGGTTCAGGCCCGGTGTGGATGCGTCCGTGCCCAAAGAGGTCGTGGATTTCAAGAAGAGCGCCAGGGAGATCAGCAATCCGTTGAAGCAAGGGAGCCTGAAGGAACGCATGAAGATGCTGGAGAGGGAACTGAACCACGCGATGCAGGACGTGAACCAGAAGTTCCCCCCCGACAATAAAGAGTCGTGGGACAGTCCGAAGAACAAGAAGATGTTCAAGGAACGGGTGTCCCGCCAGACGGACATTGTGCGGGCGACGGTTGAGGAGGGCAGCCGGTTCGCGGACGCCTCCGAGATCAACAAGCTCGTAGCGCCACACCACAAACTGTTGGCGAACAGGCCCGAGTACTTTGCAAAGCAGGCATTAAACGACTTTAACGAAGCGAAGAAGGGGGGCGCCGACCCAGGCCTGGTTAAGAGGTTGGAGGAGTTGGCGGCGGGGCAGGCCGACGTGGTTGTTCATGTGAAGAGGGGGGAGTACACGCAGGCCCACCTGAAGGGGCTGGAGATGTTCAACCTGGAGCAAATGATGAAGAACCCCCGCAACCAAGAGGCGAGGGGACTCAGAGATTCCTACCAGCGGCAGTACTACAGCGTGGTGGATGGTGGGGGCCAGCGGTACACGAAGAGCCCCGAGTACGATGATGACGGGAGGCCCGTAACCACGGAAGGGCAGGACCGGTCCCGCAAGAAGCAGGAGAGGAGGGAGGACTGGAAAGCGAACACGGATCAGAACAGGGCGATTGCGCAGGACGCTGAGTGGACGACGGACCAGAAGGCGGCGGCAGGAAATCTTGGCAAGGCTGAGAAGGGTGGGGCAAGGGGGGGCAGCCCCATGCCGAGGGTGGGGCCGGGAGGCGCGAACGTGAACAGGCTGAGCGGCGAGGGGAGGCCGCCTGTGTTCAGCTGGAATCCGCCCATTAAGCCGTATGTGAAGCAGGTGGGCAGGCTGATGACCCCGATGGAGAAGAAAGCGGGGCTGATCTGGAAGATTTTGAGGCAGTTGGCGAGGCGGAAGTTGAGGCTATAGTTGGAGACACCCTGGAGACACGAAGATGAGTGGTCAGTTCCCGATGCCCGTTAAAGAGTTCAGCGATTTCGAGGTGAAGACGAGGACGTTCGGGCCGTACGCGGCTGCGAACTTCGCCAGCACCGACAACGTGGTGCGCCTGCCCATCATGTTCGAGAGGGATGCAGTCGTGCATAAAATGAGCGTGCAGGCGGGCACGAGGAGCAGCGTGGACGATGTCGGCCTGACCCTGATGAAGGGGGCGATCAACGCGACCACGAAAGTGGTAACGGCGCACAGTGGTACGGTGGCCGCGAGTCCGAACAATCGGGTGAGCAGCACCCGGAATATCGGGGATGGGACCACAACCAACCAGGTGGGGATCACGAACAATCGCAAGGAACAGGTCGAGCTTATCAAGGGGTTCGGGACGGGAGCCGCCATCGTGGTGCCGGGCGTCGAGCCGGGCGATCAGGTGTTCACAGGCGGCGTGGTCCAGGGGCCGTACGAAAACATTATTGAGGCGGGCAACGAACTGTACCTGCACACGGACCTGGCGGCGACGGACCTGGCGGGGCTCTACGTGCATCTGGTTATTGGGTACAGGAAGGCATAACAAGGCGGATCGGGTGCGAGGACCCGGTAGGTGAAAAACCCCCTGGCGTGAGGCCGGGGGGGTTTTATTTCATCTGTGGATAGGCGCGCCAAAGAGCTTCCAACCGATGATGATCCAGTAGAGAAATGAGATTGTCATGCGGGAGGGTAGAGCGTAACTCAGCCCTTTGGAGACTCCGGGGGGTTGCCGTTGGCGCCTTCCCACTCGCGGGCGAACTGTTCGAGTACGAGGTACATCATGCGACCGATTTCGATCTGAGTGGTGGGCGTGCGCTGCGCGAGAAGGTGGAGGATGTCGAAGATGAGAGACACACAGATAGATGCGTTTGTGGTGTCCACTTCGTCCATGTCGTCGGGGGAAGAGGCACCCCCGTAGCCGCCAAGAGACTCGCCGATGGCGCGAAGTGCGCAGAGGGCGCGGGCCGCTCGCTCTTCCCCTTGTTTGGTTGCGACGTAGGCCCTTTCGAGGGGCGGCAGGGTGTCAAGCAAGGACGGGAGAGGGGGCAAAGGCTCGGCGTCGGTGAGGGGAACCGCGGTGAACGTGATGTCGGTGCAGCCTTCAACAGGAAGTGCGGATAAGGGCCAGATGCCCAGCTCTTTGCAGAGGAAGTTCCACGCTTTGTTACGATTCTCTTCGCCGAGGGAGGCGGCGGATGTGAGGTCGTAGGCTTGGAGGTTCGTGAGGGTGTACTGGGTGCGGGCCATGTGGTTCCTACAGTGGGGTATGAGCAGGTACAGCGAGTTCAATATTTATGATGCGCCCAGCGCGATTGCAGGTCAGGCCCTGAAGGGGCAGTTGAGCCTGAAGAACGCGAGGGACGCGGTCCTGAATCCTGAGAATCTGAGTCCCAGTGAGCGCCAGAACCTGTACCAGACGCTGACGGGAGGGGGGTCGGGCAACCGGATCGTAGACACGCTGGGCAACATCGCCACAAGTCCGTGGCTCTACATCGCACTTCTTACGGGGCCGCTGGGTGTGGAGGCCCTGAAGGGCGGGAAGAGTTTGTTCATGCTGGCCGCGGCGAAGAACCCGATGGCCCGCAAAACCCTCACCATGTTGGAGAGCGCGGGTGTGATGGGGCTCAGCACCATGATGCCCAGTCACGCGGTACAGGCCGGACAGGACATGCAGGGCGTGATCGAGGAGGGGCTGGAGTTGGCGGCACGGATGGGGGCAAAGACGGAGGCGGCGCTGCGGGTGGCCATTGAAACGAGGTTGGCGGGAAAAGGCGTAATCGCCAAGATCACGACGCTTAATCCCGAAGACTACAAAGGGGTGGTTGGGGAAGAGGTAAACCGGGTGATGTGGGGAATCCGGGTCAGGGGGACCGGGCTGGATGACGTGGCGGAGACCTCGTACCAGAGGGGGAAGCTGAGCGGGTTTACGGTGACGGATCGGAACGGAAACGTGCTGACGCCCTCGGCCCTGCCCAAAGATTTGACGGAGGAGCTGGAGGCGCTGGAGAACGTGAAGGGCGCTCCGATGAAGACCTATACGAGCGCGGTTGAGGGCTTAAACAACAGGTTGGAGCAGAGGGCGGTCGCCGCGCAGCAGGCCGGGAACGCGGCGGGTTCGGTTCCCTTCCGTGTGACGATCAAAATGGAGGAAGAGACGCTGTTGAGGGAGAAGCGGGCCGCCTACTTCAATAAGGGGGATACGGACAGGTTGTTCGCGGAGTACCCCGAAGCGCTGGCACATGTGGAGATGATGGAGGACGTGGGGCGGATCGGGTACGTGAAGCTGGTGGGCGACGAGACCCGGATGCTCACGCCCCAGGGCGACCTGGTGCGGGGCGGAGCGTTTCATACGGACCAAGATAAGCTGGAGCGGTTGGCGGAGGTTCTCCGCCACCAGAAGTTGGGAGAGGGGGACAATGAGGCAACGGGCGCCAAGCTGTTGGGCTGGATCGTGGGCCAGGATAACACCAGCGAGATGTGGAGACTGGTGAAGAAGGGGGATGCGGGAGCGATTGCGCAGGCGAAGGCCATGCTCGACGCGAAGTTGAGTACGGAGTGGGGCCAGAAGTACGCGCCGAGGAATCTGATGAAGCCCGCGGAAGTGGTGGGCGTGGAGCTGCCGAAGGGGATGAGGGAACTAGAGGAAGACTATCACACGATGGCGGTGGGCGCGGGCCGCGTGATCCCGCGGACGGATGCGGTGCCCCTGTATCACAATAAGGATATGGTAGATGCGGGCAAGCATTTTGGTCTGACGAAAGAGGGAATGGACCACATCAGTCTGGTGGACGAGGAGGCCGCCAAGGCTCTGAGAAGGGGGCGGGAGAAAGACGGGTTTAAGGAGACGCTGTCCACCCACTCGTTGAGACTGGAGGACAGTCATGCGAGGTATGTGGTCGAAGTCCATAGGGCGCACGCTCTCAACACGGCGGCGGTCAGCGACGCCGCGTACCGGCATGAGGCCCACAACGCGAGACAGGTGCCGACGGAAACCAGGCAGCGCCAGACTCAGCATGGGTTCGGGGGCCCCAACCAGGGCTATACAAATCCGAACACGGGGGCGTCGCATCCGGGGATCAGCGTGCCCCTGGGAGAGCCATTGCGCGACGGGTTGAAATCGAGGGGGATCAAGGATACGAGTAACTACATGCTGCTTCAGAGGGCGCATGACGGGATGGTCGATCCCGCGAGGCAGGCGATGCTGCGCAACGTGCTGATTCCCAGCCTGGTGGGATCGTCGAATCATTCCCAGATGGCATACGCCGCGAGCATCGAGTTCCAGAAGTCGATGGCCGGTAAGTTCGCAAAGAGCAAGATCGGGAACATGGTGAGGGCGTGGGGCGGGAAGCACGGCGCCGCCTTCGTCGATGACATGGAGGAGTTCTCGAAGAAGGAGCTGAATCCCACGGGCACACAGACGATGAGCAGGCACCTGGCCAACTACCTGTTCGTGACACATATGGGGTTCAATGTATCAAGCGTGCTGGTGAACATGATGCAGCCGTTGACGCTGGCGGCAGGGGCTACGGGGCTGGGTGGGATTGCGAAGGGGTATGGGAAGGCCATCAAGGAGGTGTTTGGATATGTGGCGGAGCGGGTGGGCAGCGGCAAGGCGTTCGCAACGGACGTGGAGAGGGCCGCCCTCATCAAGAAGCACTTTAAGTGGGCCGACCAGGCCGGGATCACGCCCGACTGGATGCGTCTGGTTGAAGGAAGAAGCGGCGTGGACGGCTGGATGGGCAGGGCCAGCAAGCTGGCGATGAATCTGTTTGAGAAAAGCGAGTGGTTCAACAAGAGCGCGGCGGGGCACATGCTGGAACACGCCTACGTGAAGGCGGGCCGCAACGTGATGACCGACCCTCTCTTCAAGAGCGATATGAGAGGGTGGATCGCCAGCACGCAGTTCGCGCCCGACAAGCTGTTCACGCCTCTGGTCTTTCTGGAGCCCGACAGCCAGATCAGGGGTGTTAAGATGCACGGATTGCTGTCGAACCCCCTCGTGAAGATGTTCATGCAGTTCCCGGTGCGGACGGCCACGAACTTCTGGGCCATCCATCCCGATCTGGGAGGGGCGGAGGGCGTGGCCAGCAAACTGAAGTATTGGGGCCGGGCCTTCGCCATCAGCGCGGTCGTGAATGAGGTGGGAAAGGGGATACTGGGCGTGCATTTGAGCAGGGGCCTGGCGGCGAGCAGCGTGACCGACGTGATGGGCGGCAACAAAGTGCTGTACAACGATCAGTGGTATCCGATGCCGCCCGTGGTGAGGATGGCCACCAATCTGGTGAGGGGATTAGGTGGGGACACCACGGCGATGGCCGACTTCCTGGCCACCAGCGTGCCGGGGGGCATCGCGTTGGGAAGGGCCGTTGGAGTTATGCCCCAACTGAGCCCGTTGATGGGCGCCGGGTTGCTCCAGAAGACATATGCGGATTATGGGAACATCCAGCCCGACGGCACGGTGCCCGTCTATAAGTGGGACGGCACGCTCATTGAGAACAAGACCCCGGCGGAGATTGTGATGAGAGGTCTGGGCGTTGATCTGGGAAGCTGGGGCGAGCAGGGGGCCATTGATGGATACCTGATTAAGCAGAGGGCACGGATTCTCAAGTACAGGCACGAGTTTCTAAGGAGGCTCGCGGGCAACGACACGGCGGGCGCCGAAGCGATCAGGAGGGAGTTTGGCACAAAGTTCAAGGACCCCGTCAACGGCCAGCCCATGCCCCTTACGGTGACACAGCAGCAGGTCAAGAGCTACATGAGGGCCAGGGCGATGATGGGGCGTACGGAACGCATCCTGGACAGCCTGCCCGCCGACGCCAGAAGCCAGTACGCCGCCTTCGCGGAAGGTGCGGGCGCCAGCAGGGGCATCGACCTCACGAGCGGCGCCACGGCCTCCACACGGGAGAGGGGGGACACCACGATTCAGGATGATCGGATCAGGGAGTTGCAGAGGAGGGTGGAGGCGGTGGGACCGGCAGCCGCCCAGAAGACAGGGTTCGATAAGTTCGCAAGTTACTCGGGAGCCGGATGAGCCAGGCCCAAACCCCAAGATATATATACATTCTTTTCTCTAAATGTTTAGAAGGAGGGCTTGGCTCATCAGGCTCAGAGTCCCCCCTCTCCCATCTGGGCGAGGTAGTCGAGGCCGTCCTTGAAGTCACGGAAGAGGACTCGCTTCAGGGCGGGGGGGCTTCTTAATGGGCGATGAGATCGGGGGGAAGGAGGGTGGGGTCCTCGAAGTCTTCGTAGGGGTCGCCTTCGACCATTACGGCGAGTGGGACGAACCCGTAGAAGGGTTCGGAGCCGCTGTCGTCGATGTTGACGGCGCAGATCAGGGCGACCGGAGCGCCGTCGGACTTGCGGATGGAAGAGACAAGGGCAATGCGGATGGAAGAGACAAGGCCAACGCGGTGGGCTTTGGCGGCGGCCAGGAGGGTGGTGAAGTTGGCGCGATGGCCCTCGTGAAGAGCGGGAGGCGTGGCGGGCATAAGAGTTTCTTTATGGGCGAGGCTACAGTAAGGGATGGAACACACACAGATGCTGATGACGTTGATGCAGATCGACATGACGGGGATTGCCGAGAGCGCCCCGGAGCTTATCAGGCCGGTTATCTATGTGGGAATCCTTGTGTATCTGGGGCAGAAGCTGATGCCGTTGGGCCTTCTGGCCAAAGAGATGCTGGATAAGAGGATTTTGCTGGAGGCCGAGAAGTCGGCGGTCGAGCAAGCCCGCAACATGAGCGCTCAGACGGGCCTGGAGATGGTGAGGATCGTGAAGGACATGCAGTCGCATGTGCGCGAGACGCAGGAGAGCCAGGCAAAGAGCGTGGGGGACAACCTGAAACTCGCTACGGCGCTGAGGGATATGCAAACCTCGGCCAAATACGGCTTCCCCTTCGGCGTGGACGGGGCGCTGGTCAAGATTCAGGAAGGGCAGGCGACTCAAAGACCCGGTTCCCTCGTTCCCGACGCCACCGATTCTATCTGAATCCTGCGGTGGCGTTGTGAGACACCACCGCAGAAGTGTGTCCCCAGGGGAAGAATAAGCCCCTGGGAGTCGTTCCAGCTTTCGCCGGTCTACTTGGGGGTGGGAGCCTGAAATCGGAATCGGATGGTGAGCGCACCGTCGTAATCGACGCTCACGAGGAACGAATCTGGGTAGGGCCGACCATTATTGATCGGAGTCATGGTGACGTATGCCGAACCCACACCAACCGATGTGAGTTCGGCACTGAGGCCATCGGGCGCGGCGGCCACCGTGCATACCTCGGGGTTGCCGCTGGACCACGTTGGCGCTGAGTCCGGCTCGATCTCCATACCGTGTCGGTCGAACAGGTCGCCGAGGGCCATCTGCTTCTGTGCTGTCGTGAATTGCGTCTGGGTGTTGGACATGTGTTATTCCTTTTCCTCTTCCGAAGGAAGAACACCGACTTTGCGGGCGTACTCCACGAGTTTGCCCATCACATACGGGTCCAGGAAAACGACAGGTTCATCCTTGGGGCTACCCACCCGAATCTCAATCGTGTCGTTGTAAACACTTGCGTAGACCTCATCGCCGAGGTGCTTAGTAGGCTTTTTGGCCATGCTGCTTTCCTTTCCAGATGGGGGTAAGGGGGTAAGGGGGTAAGGGAAGAGCGGGGCACCATTCGTGACAGTGCCCCGCCAGAGGAGAGAGAGAAACAAAGGAAAGTCTAGGCTTCTTTGTTCAGGGCGGGGGTGTGGGGCGGGCGACGCAGAGTATCTCACGTTCGCAGATGAGGTAGCCGAGGTTGGTTTCGGTGTCCCGTACGAAGTGCAGGGGGCCGTCCTGTTTGGCGATGATGCCTTGGCGTGTTTTGTTCCCGTGCTGGAAACAGACGAGCTCGCCGATTTTCACGGCAGCAATGGCGTTGCTGTCGTAGTCCCACATATCAGGGCGGGCTTGTTGAGCATCACGCAGAGGTGGGTGAGGTGGAGAAGGGACTGGGGGTGCGATCAAAATCTTGGAGACGATTTGGGAACCTGGCACAATGGTGAGAGGGTCTTCGATGGCCCACAGCCCCGCGAAGGGTCCGACCTGAATCTGATGCTTGATGGTTCCTTCCACGGAACCCACACCAGGGGGCGTGGTGACAAAGCGGACACGGTCGCCCTTGTGGAGAAGGTCGTCCCACGAGGAACTGGAGAAGGGAGTGTCGGTGCGGTGGTGGGTAAGGAACTGGTTTCGGGGAACGATACAGGCGAAGTCGTTGGTGCGGACGTTCCAGAAGAGGAGGGCGATGGCTTGGTTGAGAACAGGGCTGATGAGGCGACCGTGTTCGATGCGATTGTCCGGTCCCATGAAAGAGATTTCGTCTCCTGGCAGCGGCACCAGCTTAAGTGCAGGCGAGGGCGCGGACACCTTGCGGCGTTCATAGCGGCCTTGGGCGGCGTACCCCAGCTTGGGTGCAGGCGAGGGCGCGGACTGCTCTGAGGGATGGGCGGGGACCGGCGCCGGAGTCCAAGACGGGAGGGGGGGTAGGGCGCTCTTCTTTTCCATGTGGCGGAGGAGAAGAAGGGTTGAGTAGCCCCAGAGGTCCAGGACGGTGTCGCGGGTGCGCTCGTCCGAGAGGTCGGCCACGCCCTTCACGATGGAGTTGTAGAGGCGGGTGATCTTGTCCATCAGGCGGACGAACATGCCCATCTCGGTGCTGATGTCGCCGCGTGTGAAGTCTTCGATGACGAAGAAGTTCTGGAAGACGCTATGGATGCCGTAGCCCTTGTTCTTGGCTTCGACGAGGGGGACGATCTCGGCGGCGAGCGAGCGGAGGAGAGCGAGAAGGTCCTCGCGGGTGGCGGCGCGGACGGAAGGAGGGAGCTGGGTGGGGGGTGGGGTCATGGCGGGGTGTGTTCGAGGTTGACGTGAAGGACGGGCAGGTCGCCGGGGAGGGGTGTGAAGAGAGTGTAGTCGAGACGCCGGGGCGGAACCAGGAGGTTCGCTTGATACCGTGAGGAGAGAAGGGCCAGGTTGGGGTTGGAGAGGTGGATGCGGAGGATGGAGACGGCGCCCGACTTGAGCAGCAGAATGTCGATGGAGCAGAGGGGGAAGCCCCCGGATGGTTCCTTCTGGGAGAGGAGCAGGGGAAGCAGGAAGGAGGTGGGGCTCGGGCGCGAGAGGATGTAGCCACAGAGGTTGCCGGTGGGTTGGAGAGGGGAGAGGCGGAAGTCGGGCCGGGTGAAGACCAGATCAATGGGGCCGACACAGCGACGCGGTCGGACCAGTGTGCAGGTGGGCATAAAAAGAGCCAGGGGGCCGGTTGGGCCGTCCTGGCTCCGGGACGGGAGAGGGGGTTCCCGAAATGTAGGCAGAGATTAAAGGGAGATGAAGGGAAGATGAAGACCCTCAGAGAGATTCTTGTTATGGGACGGGAGCAGCCGACAGGTTGGCGACCAGGCTCTCGGAGCAGTAGGGCTTGTCCTTGTCCTTTGGGTTTTCCCGTTTGCTGACTTTGATCTGGACGGTAAGGGCCGAGGACGAGTTTTCGATGCGGTTTTTGAGGTTCTGGGCCGACCCCAAAACGTTCTGTTTGACCTCTTCGGCGGCCTTGTTGAGCATCACGCAGAGGTGGGTGAGGAAGCGGTTGGCCGCGATCTCGATGCGCTGCACCTGATTGTGGGGGGCATCGGCGGGAACGGGCAGGAGTTGGAATCGCTCGCCCATGAACTCGTAGGAAGTGCCTTCCTTGAAGTCGGGGTCGTCTTTGGAGACGATACGGTTGTAGACGAAGAAGCAGTCGATACAGGGTGCTTTGCTCTCAACGTTCTGGCCGTTCTTGAACTTGAACTCGCCGGGCTTGAGAACCATGTTAACCACATCGCAGACGTGGGTGCCCTCCGGGGGCCACATGTTCGAGTTGACAGTGGCCTTCTGGAACTGGCCGTTGAAGGCGTTGAAGAGGGAAGCGACGGTGGGGTCGAGGGGGGCGACTTGGGTCATGGGAACGCGGCTCCGAAGGAAAAAGAAAAGGAAAAGAATGGAGAGAAAGAGGGAAGAGGGACGCGGTGCGAGGTCAGGGTGCGGGAACGACAGTGGACAGGTCGGGAGAGGGGGTCATGGCGACGACGACGGCGGCGGCGTAGGAGGACTCGAAGGCGGCCCAGCCGTCGGCCTTGGGGATTTCGGTGGGGCTGAACTGCGTGCGGCCCCCGGAAATCTTCGAGAACATGGGGGTGTCAACGGAGAGGAAGCGGCAGTCGGCGTTGTAGGACTCGGGTACCTCGAAGTAGGTGGTAACGCCGGAGACGGTGCGGGAACGACGGTTGACGCGGGAGCGGGGTACGAGGCGACGGTCCATGATGGCGACAAACTCCATCAGGGGATAGAGGCGTTTCCAGAGGCCCGCGGACGCGGAGAGCGAAGGCTCGACCTTGAGTTCGTTCTCGCCCACAGCCACCGTGTCGTTCAGGACGTGGATGGCGGTGTATACGCCGTAGCCCGCGTTGTAGAGGGTGTTGATGGTGGAGACTACGAGAGAGAAAAGGGTGTCGTAGGCGGCGGGTCCGTGCAGTTGCTTCCAGTCGGTGCAGGGAGAGGCGGAAATGCGGAGGTCTTGGGCGTGGGCTGTGATCCAGGGCTGGAGCAGGCCGATCCACGTGGTCAGGGAGTCGAAGAAGATGATGCGGGGGCGGGGAGCGTTGGTACGGGCAAGGAAGAGGAGGGTGTCGATCTTGGACTGGCAAAGGTCCCAGGAGAGGAGGCCAGGGCCGTTGTCGAGAAGGCAGGCACCGGAGGCGTCCACAACCGGCCACATCACGGCGCGGGGCGAGGGGGATGTGGTGGATGAAAGGTCGAAGTTGAAGATGAAGCCGTCGCGGCAGGACTGGAAGAGGCAGGACTTGCCGACCTTGGGGAAGGAGGCGATCACGGCGCGGCATCGGTCGGCGGGCGCGATGGAGTGCCCGGTGAATCCGCCGAGTCCGGCGTAGCGGGCTGAACGGACTCGACCGAACTCAACGGTTTGCTCTGTGGACATGGGTACTCACTGCGCCCGGCGGCGCGTAAAAGGGCATCGGCGATCTCGGCGAGGGCCGCCTGGATGGTGCCGGGGGCGGACGCCGGAAAGCGCTGGGTGGTGATGATGTCTGCCGCAATCGAGGCGGCAGTATAAGAGGTCATTCGTCGTCTTCTTCCGGCTCTTCGTATTCCTCGTCGTCGTCGTCGTCATCGAGAAAGTCGTCATCATCGTCGTCGTCATCGTCGTCGTCATCGTCCTCTGCGGGGGGGACATCTGAAATGGGAACAAGGACGTTGCATTCAGAACAGAACCAGCCGGGCGGGGATACGTCGTTGTTGGTGGGATCGTTGTGGGCCGGTTCCCAGGTGAGGTCGGATTGGCAGGTGGTGTGTCGGGGAGGAGTCATAAGGGAAAGGGTGGGACTTGAACCCACGACATCCGACTTAGAAGGTCGGCGCTCTAGCCAACTGAGCTACCTTTCCGAAGGAAGGAATCGCGTCCGGTCAAAAGGCCCCCTCTCCCGTGGAACGCATCCTTCGTTTCAAGACGCGGGAGAGGGGATAAAAAGCCAGAGATGGGACTCGAACCCATGACTTCCGACGGGCCACCCGACCGAAGTTAGGAGGGACCGTCGGCTCGCTGCCGCTGCGCTACTCTGGCTCCCGCGTGCGAAGCCTGGGCCGGGTAAGGGCGGCAGGGTGTTCTTCACAGAGGCAGGACAAGGCGGGGAGGGGGGTTAGCCCCTGATGTTTACGGTGGGGATGGGGTTGTTGGCGAAGTCGGCGGACGTCACGGCGGCGATCCCGCCGTCAAGGGCCGTGTTGCGGGGAGGCGTGGGACGGAAGACGCCGGGCGGCTCGGGCGGGAGAGAGGTGATGCCGATGAGGTCTTGGCCATAGAGATCGTGCGTTCCCTGGATGGGGGCGGGCGGAGCCTGGGGCACGGGGTCTTCGATGCGGATGAGGGGCTTGTCGCCGAAGAGGGCGCCGAAGCCGATCTTGGAGAGGAAGGCCATGAGGCGGCTAGCCGGAAGTTCGGAACCGTACTTCTCCTTGAACTTCTGAATGAGGTGGGAGCGGTTTCGGACGCCCTCGCGGAGGATGCCGGCGATCCGGGGCTTGAGGACGGACTGGAGGATTTCTTCCTCGAAGGGTTCGGTCCAGTGCATCTGCTTCTTCTTGGCCTTGGAAGCGGCGATGGAGAGGGAGGGGTCGGAGGGGGCGTCGTCGGGGTCGATGTCGATGGAACTGGAACTCATGGGTCAGGGGTCCTTGATGGTGTCGGGGTGGGGAACAGGGTCTGAGGGAAGACGGGGGATCAGGTTGTGGGCCGAGATCAGGTTGTGCCACTCGGAGAGTGGGTTGAGCATGAAGTCGGCCCAGGGAGTCAGGTCGCCGTGAGAGAAGGCTTTGGCGGGATTCGAGAGGAAGTTGGAGGGGTGAGGATCACGGGTGGCGAGGTCGGACAGGTACTTCAGACGCGAATGGTAGGAGAGAAGGCCCGACGGGTCAAGCACACGGGAGAGGGGGGAACAGGAAATGTTGACGGGAGGTTCGGTGCGGGTCTCGGCAAGGTGGGTGTATTCCTCGGTGGCGAGAGCCCAGTTGGTGATGCGGCGGCAGTAGTTGGAGAGGGTGGGCTCGCCGAAGTATTCGTACTCGGTGCGCTCGATCCCCTTGTTCTTGCCGCGGGTGGGCGTGATGGTGACGGCGCGCTTGTCGCGGTCCCTGTAGCCGAAGATGAGGTTGGGCTTCTGGAAGATGACGTGGACCATGCCATAAACGCCTTCGCAGGCACGCCCGTCGAGAAGGGAGTAGAGGCCGGTCCTGGTTTCGGTTTGGAAATCGCGGGCGGCGGTGTCGAGGTAGAGTTGAGTCTGGAACTCGACGGGGCAGATCGACATACGGACCAAGGGAAGTAAGCCGGTCGTCTTGTAGTCGAGGAGCCAGATGGTGTGGTGTTCGCGGTGGTAGAGGACCGCATCTATAAGGATGACGACGGGGTGGCCGGTGGGCGTGAGGCCGCGGACCTCGAACTCCTGGGCGAGAACGTCGAACTTGGAGGAGAGCCAGGATCGCCATGTTGGGGCGGCCTCCCCTAATCGACGGACTGGTAGGCCCGGACGGGAGAGGGGGACGCGGGCGGAGACGGTATAGCAGGCGAGGGCGGTGAGCGCCTCCTCTTCTTCGCGGCCCAGAATGCAGGCGAGACCGGGGGGCTGGATGCCGCGGTTTTTGGCGATGGTGGTGAGTTCGGCCTGGCGGGCGCGGAGGAGGGAGAGGTAGGCGTCGGTGTGGCCGACGATTTCGGGATGCTGGTCGGGCGTGAGAAAGGTGTCGAGCTGGGCGGCGCGGTGGAACCACGAGCCGTGGGAGAGAACGCGGGACCAGGAGAGGGCGTTGTAAAGGCCCAGGCGCTGGGTGAGGTAGTAAATGAAGGGGTCGGAGAGGGCGACCGAATAGTGAGAAGAGCGGATGGGCGGAGAGGTGGCGCGGAGCCCCATCTTTTCGAGGAGGAAGGTGTCTGAGTGCATAAGACCTTGGGGTGAAGAGGTGCGGACGCGACGCGAACGCGGCGTCCGCACCTCGACTCACGGACGGGGTGGGGTGGAGGTGCGGCCTTCGTGGCGACCCCAGAAGTAGCAGAAGATGCCGCATCCAAAAGCGATGACGAAGGAAAGGAAGAACTCAAGGCACATGAGGTGGTATTCCAGGGCGGGTGGAGTGGGTTAGATGATGCGGCCAACGGTGAGGTATACGTCGATGGAGGTGACGGTGGTGAGGAGGATGGAGGAGAGGAAGAGGCGGCGTTTGGCGCGTTGGGGGCGAGAGGCGGGAACAGGGCGCACAACGAGGTCGCCATCGGTGATGGCGAGGGAGGGGGGGAGGGTGAGGGTGGTGACGGGGCCGCGGCCCATGAGATCGACCTTGTTGCCGAGGACGGTGCCGGGAGTAGCGTCGGCGGAAGTAGACCTGTAGGTGACGATGGCGTTGTAGGAACCTGTGGTACCGTCCGAAGAGGTGCGGCGGCCCCCCGTGGAGTTGAAGTAGAGGTCGATGACGCGGGTGACGCCGTCGCCGGGGCCGCCGGGACCGTCAACGGATGCGAGCATGAGGCGGAGGGTGCCCGAACCTTCGACGTTGGTAGTCACGTCAACGGAGCAGCACTGGGAACCGGCGGAGAAGGGCTGGGGTTCGTCGCCGTCGTCGATGGGAATCTCGAAGGCGGCGGCGAGGCTGCCGAGGGCGGAGGCGGCGGCGAACGTCATCTTGTAGGTTTGCATCCCGCACTATAGGGATGTGCGCCCCCGACCGAAACCGACGTATGAGGAGGCCCTACCGGAACCAGAAGAAGAGGCGACGGCATCCATCATGTCGTCCCACATGGGCTTGAGGTACTCGTAGTAGCCGTCTACGGTGCCCCCGGTGGCGTCCGGGCTGGCGTTACCCGCGGCGGCAAGGTGAACAGAGTCGATGGTGCGAAGCGTACCGGCTGCGCCCGTGCCGATGGCAGTGGCAGGAGCCAAGATGCGAACTGTTGTGCTACTTGGGGCATCGACGATGGAGAAGATGCCGTTGATGGAGGGAGTTGCG